AATAACAGGTGCTATGAATCAGGCTAACTTAATCAATGACCTTGCAACTAATGCTAAAGCCAAAACTGTAGACAAGGATGTTGGTGAGGATGGAAAAGTTTCCACTAAGGTTACTGGTATTGAACAGCCTGGAGCTAAAGGAATTCTCAAGGCTGAGACTCCGGTAGAATTAGCCGAAGCAATGGCAGAGCAGGATGCATTTAATAAAGATGTAAGAAAGATGAATTATGGTTACAGCAACTTAGGCAATCTTCCTTCTGACACAGAATCACAGAAGGCTTACAAAGATGCTGTACTTGATAGAGCAGCTCGCTGGGTTACTAATGCCAATGAAGCACGTAATAATAAATACGACGTAGAAGACTTCTTGGAGATGTATGACAAGCATCCTAACATTGAATGGATTATTAACGGTACTACAAATGCATACAGAGGTGGTCAGAGACTTAACCTCATATTAAAAGATCCTGATAATGAATCATTACCAGAGAAAGCTATCACACTTACAGGTAATGATGTACAGACATTCCTTAATTCTATCCAGGAAGCAGATAGAGACATTCCGGTATCTGTAAGAATTGTAAACCGTGATATTAGAGCTAGAGACCAGGGTGAAGACGATAACACCAAAAAGTATGCAAACAGATACAAGAACATGTTGAAGTATGCTAATCCTAGCTTTGTATTTGGTGACCCTACAGTTCAGGAATTCAATGTACTGCCTTATGGACTTGATACTACAGGTTTGACAGCTGACCAGATTAACTTTCTCAAGACACCTATTGATAGAGATACATTTGGTAAAGACAGTACATTCAGAGTTGATAACCCTGATTACTATGGCCCGTTGTCAGATGTTATTAAGAACAGTAGTGACAGAGGTCTTAAGGCATACTACGATGATAAAGACATCAACTACAAGCGTGTAAACGAAATGAAGCCGGTATACAAAGACTGGGGTGCAACAGATAAGCAGTATAAAGAAAGTGGTACTTTAGGTAATAAAGATACTGATATTGCTAAGCCTATATCATATGGTACAACCTTGTCAAGTTCTACAGCTAAACGTGAAGCTGCACAGGCACAAGAAGATCTGTTCACACCAATCTCTGCAAAATCTATGGCAGATAATAATCTGTATGACCTTATGCCGAATACTACTGTTACAGGAGATAATGTAAAAGAAATACCTCTTGGTGATGACTCAACCGGTAAAATGTCATGGGGTCTTGAAGATACAACTACTGGTTTACCTGTACTTATTAAGGTTGATGAAGATCCTGACACAGGTATCAGTACATACAAGGATGTACGTACAGGTTTGACTTATCCGGTTAATACTGACGCTGGTGATATTCCTTCTCAGCTAAAAGCTATCAGACAGAAATTGTTAGATAGTCAGAGTGAAGATCTTTATCCTTATGACACTATGCATAGATTGCCAGACACAACTCAGAAACTTGCAAGGATGCGTTTCCAGAATGCAGTTAACCTTTTGAATGCTCTTGAAGATCCTGAAGACCTTGAGAAAGAAGGCAGACCTTTTGTTGAACGACAGTTCCTTAATACACCTTCAGCATTAAGGATTCTTACTAACCGTATCAGTGACCTTTTCAAGGTTAACCCTGATAATACAGACTTGCGCAAGATCATTGAAGAAGGTAACCTGACTAAGTTAACACGTGAAGGTAACTTGAGAGATATATTCGGACCTATTAACAGTATATCAAGAGATGACGATAAGCATTATAATGCTAAGCAGAAACTTAGAAACCTCATCAAAGCATACTTACTTCTTGATAATTATGATGCTACAAGACAGAGTATTCCATGGGAAGACATGCGTAATATGCTTGATGGAGAAATAAATAACCTCGGCAAATTAAATGGTTCTAATGTACCAGAAGGTATGGATGTTAAAGATCTTCTTGATACATTTAAGAATGCACGTACTATTGTTACCAAGGGTTCTGAAATCTATGGCGGTGCAATGGATAGAAAGTCACTCAACAAGAGACTTAAAGAAATCAATGCACCTCTTGAACTTAAGAAGAAAGAACTTGCCGGTAAGAAAAAAGAAGAGCTTACAGATGAAGAAAAGGAGATACTTGATAAACCACTTCTTTCACTGCGTGATTATAAGAAGCAGCTTGAACAGAATAAGTTAGACTTTAACCAGGACTTCTATAATGCAATGGCCTCTGAAGTAGGTAAACGTTATGACGCTGAGCTTGGTGATGCACTAAGCAAGATGCCATTCATAGATAGGGTAATCCTTGAAGGTGAAAAAGCAGACAGAGCAAAAGCTATGACCAAAAAGAATGGAGCTACAATGTCAGCTGCACTTAAGTTTATCTTTGAGCCACTTGCTAATGCAGGTGTTGAGAAAGCAAAGACCATTGTAGATATGCTTAACTCAGCTGCACCATCTAGTGCACAGCTTGCAAACACAGGTTATAATGCACTTGTTAACTTGATAGGTATGACTCCTGACCAGGCAAACATCTATCTTAACAATAAGAATAACCCAGATAAGAAGCCTAATGATAAGATCCTTAGAGGTAAAGCTAAGAACTATTATTCACCTTATAGTGATGCTTCTAGACTTCTTGATGCTGCTCAGAATATGCTGGTAGAAGCAGAGCATACAGACGATGTAAAGAAACTGGTAAAACAAGCTGAAAAGTCTACAATTAACAGAGCTGCGAAGGGTGATAAAGACGCTTTGAATGCTCTTAAACAGTCTAAAGAAAACAAGAATCTGGCTAACCAGATTTATGATGGACTTAGTGGTTTACTCAATAGATAGGAGCTGAGAATGAAAACTAAAGATAAGGTACCAAAAGAGCCTAGCTTATTGAGACAGATAATTGCTATACATTATGAGCAGGCTAGACGAGCAAAAGCATTAAGGATTCTTAAGAAACAGACTTGGAGTATAGACTTTCTTTCTACGCTCCTACTCAAGTCAGCTAAAATGTTAGGTTCACCATTAGAGCTTACAGTTATATCTCCAGAAGGTATAGCTTGTAAGATTACGGCTAAGGATATGCAAGATGATGGTAAACTAGATGATACAGATATTTTCAACCATCTTGATGACCAGGCAGCTGTAAATAGTTTTATAAGTAGGCATAGTACTAGATAGAGGTAGTTATGGTAGAATATGTAAAGGATAATATACAAGGTGGTTATAGACCGTCTCTTTACCCTGGTGAGGGTAACACTGAAGAATGGGGTGTACCGCCAGAGCATTCTCGTGATTTTGAACGACTCAATTCCATTATAGAGAATAAATATACACGTGAGTATCTTAAGATATGTGCGTTCTATAATAAGATATTCCCGTCTCTTAAAGAGTCAAGCTGGGAAACAAGTTCATATAACACTATACCGTTTACTACTATGGATCAAGAGAGATCTGATACAGGTACAGGTATTAATTATAACTATCTTAAGCAGATTGTAGATCATATTACAAGCCGTATTGGTACAATATCATTCATACCTACACTTATGTCTGAGGACCAGTCTATTGAGTATCTTGTATATAAGGATGAAGCTGAACGTGTTATCCGTATGCTTATGAAAAAAGATAAGCTCAATAAGAAAGCTTTGGAAGTATTCCATAATGCTGCAGTAGTAGGTTACTCACATATTTTTATGGATCCATATACACATAAGTTACGTAAAGCAAGTGACTTTGAAGTAGGCATATATGAGTCACAGCTTAATAAAGACTCTGTAAAGCAGATGTTGTACCGTGATTATGCTTTCCCTAAAGCTGACCTAGGTCCTTATATAGAAGGTCTTGACGATGAATTACTTGAGAAAGTAGTGGATTCAGTTGAAGGTAAACATACTATAGATCTTAAGATGTATATCAATGCGGTAGATCATAAAGTATACTGTGTAGTAAATAATATTACATTACCTGAGAAAGAGTACCCATTTGACCACGTACTTATTGATACATTTGTATGGGACACAGGCTTTAGTAAAGTTACCACTACATCATTATTCGATTTGCTCTACCCATTACAGCGTGAAATAAATAAGATAGCTGCAAAGATCCAGCAGCTTATTCGTATGTATAAAGGTCCTGTACCTGTATTTGATAGTCAGGTTGACCTTGCAATGAAGGAGATTACAAATGGTTCAGGAGAAGCTCTCTATGTCAATTCTAATCGCCCTATTGATTCCCTCGTTACTGTTATTAATCCTACCCCTCTTGATCCACAACTTTCAGCTGAAATTCAAAACTATAAAACGGCTATGTACGAGCTCAGCGGTATGTCTCAGTCTAGCTTTAATATGGACAATATGCGTTCAGCTGCTGCTGTTGTTGCATTAGACCAGACAAGAGATACAGTATTCCAGGCTCAGCTTGCTGGTATGGCAGACTTCATTAAGTCAATACTTAATATGTATGTAGAATATTATGCTAAGTTCCCTGAGACAGCTAAGAGTGAACGTAAAGCTGTTGACTGGGAAGTAATGTACAGGTTAATCAATAACAGTTACATTGATCTTAAACCTATGCACATTAATGACTTTATGTCTGATGAGAATGAAGCTAAACAAGAAACACCTGACTATACACAGCAAGCGGGTTTACGTACTGTTCTTGAAATTATAAAAGGTGAAACAACTTTTGAAACAGTACCATACTTCTTAGACAAGAGTATGATTACCTTTGAAGTTGCAGGTTTACTTGTTAAGCTCGAAGCTCTTGGTATTGCAATACCAGTTACTATACATCAGTACCTTATGTCTGCTTATCTGAATGAAGTAGCAGAAGGTAAACTTTCATTGTAGGAGTATATATGGACGGCGGACAAAAGATAGATATTAACCTTGAGTCACCTATAGATACCAAGTCTAGTGACATGCTTGTAAGTGTTGAGAACACTATGTTTGCACACAACTGGCAGAAGTATCAGGGACACGTGTTGCCTACATCGTTACGTTATGAAAGTAATGGTTGGGCAGCAGGCTGGTATGTATATGACTTTAAGATAGGTGGAGGTGTTATATTCTCAGAAAGATCATCACTAGATGCTGCACCATATCTCGCGGTATCTAGAACAAAGATAAGCAATGCACCTACATACATAATGTCTTATAAGATAGCTACTGATGATGACACTTCAGATCCTTCTGTTATACAAAACGCTACTCAGTTTAGAACATGGTACAATGCAAATGCTTCTATACAGGCAAGAGAATGTAAGGAAGCATCAATAGATAATGATGTGTTGCATCCTACTATGTCACTTAATTATGCTGTTGATGGCATAGACTACAAACGTAAAATAAGATACAACTATACTATTGATGGTAACGGTAATATTGTACCGGATACAACACCATTTACAGCTTTAACGGATCCATATGGTAATGCTGGCCTTTCTATGGAGTATGTTGACATCGATCAGCATGGTGTGATTCATGCATTGCTGTACAATAATGAAATATCTTGGACAGGTATATACAATGTAAATGTACCTAAGGATATTCCATTAAACAGTGACGGTGATATATTTGCACAGTTTGATTATGTTGATAACCAGGGTGTAGTTTATTATAATATAAAAGCACTTGGTATTGAAGACGGATTGACTTATTCCTTAGATGCATATCATGCAACCTCTGGTAGTGGTATAACTATAAGTGGTAATACAGCATCTGTAACATATCCTATGTCTTTTGATATTATAGTACCTCTTGACAAGGACTATATATCATTTAACAATATTACATGGGCTACGCAGAGCAGTAACATGCTGTTTAGCCAGGAAGACAGAGATAACCCTGCAAACAAGTATTACCTTGATGTTCTTGACACTACTAAAAATGTTTCATTTTATGGTATTAATGCTCCAAGTACAGTAAAGTATAGAGGCCCTGATGTATCTGTACTGTCTGAGTTTGTGATGGACACAAGTATAATATCATTTGATCAGGCACCAGATGCTATTTCTGGGCAGTCTGAGATTGAAGACTTGGTTGTTATGTATGACGCTGCAAAGAACTTGGGACCATATACTGTACCTATTATGAACAGTGGTGTAATACCGGGATTCAAGTTACCAGGCTCTAGTGAATCTCATAACGTAATAGTACAAGTATACTTTAAGTATGGTGGTGAATATGTAAGAGTAGGTACGCTTAACTCTAGGCCATTATTCATGGCTGTATATATGTATAAGTATGGTATGGTTGATATAAACCTTAAACCACCTTTATACATCGGGCATAATCAGGTTGATGACTGGACATACTACTATAATGATGACACATACAGTATTGACAATAAACCATTTAATTTTAGTCAGGCTCCTTACTCTGCAGACTCATTACGAGATGCATCTTTAGATGATGTTCCTTCAGACGTACCAAGTATATACATTGACTCATTTACCGCTGCCGGTAGATACATGGAATGTGAGTTTAATCTCTCAGGTATCAACGGCATTGATTTCGATGAAGCTATACCAATTAAGTTTGGTTCAATTAACACTAACCTTATATTTTCTAACCGTAGAGAAAATATGGATATAACCCAAGAATCTACAGACGCTAATCCTATAGCTACAGCTAATACATTCTATGGTAGTTGGGGTTGTACTGTGAATAGTATAACAGTAGCAGCAGGTGTAAATCCTAGAGGTTACGTTCAGAATACTGGCATAACCAGTGATTGTACTTGTTATCTGTTATATCAGACTTCTTATTATGACTCTGGCTATAGAACAAGGCCTTTTGTACCTGTGCTCAGATTACCTACACCTGACCCGGATAAATATGTTGTATTATTCTCTTCTGATGGTGTAAGCCCATATAATGATATAGGTATTAATCCTACTTATCATAGATTTAGAAATGGTACAAGTAATGATAGTGCAGGTATATTTGTCTCTGTAGAAGATACAGCTGACAACTTTACAATTGAGCAGACTCAAGGTTCAACTACATACTACATAAAAAATGAAAACAGTACTGTATGGCAGCATAACACTATAGATGCTGATTTTAATATAATACCGTCTACATTATTTAAGAAGTCTAGTGGTGATTTATCTATTGTATATCACAGTAGTGGTATTAATATGGATGTTGCACCTTTTGGTTTCTTATACTGTGAGAGCTTTAATAATTCTTATGCTCGTATAGCTTTATTAGCACCACTTAAATGTGCTGATGATATACATTGGGGCTATTATGCAGCACCTGCAGCAATGGGTGATCCTGCAAAGCTTTTATGGTATTGGGACACTACTGGTGAAATTGGTTTCCCTATCTATGCACCGGAATATGTAGAGCTGCCTAATGGTTCACATGGTATCAGATTGTATACTACTACCGGTACTTGGTATAAGGATATTACAACAGGTGACCATTGGATGACTTATTCCACAGGTGATGAACAGTCTACAATGGATATAGCACCAGAGACTATTAATGACATACTCAGCTTTGATGTAATGGATGCAGAAACAGGTGAGATACTCATTGACCACAGAAAGGATAATGTATCTGTAGATGGTACTTCTAAGTTAAGTATATTCTTTGACCAGGCACATGCTTACTGTGGTGGTAGAGCATATATGGATCCATTAGCATATTATGAACCAGGCATTACTTCTGCTTTAAGTACCAGTGGTTACGTAGATAAGCTACATAAAGTAAGTAATATAGGACGTGCATTCTTTCCACTTGCTAAGCCTGTAGATACAACAGCTTATGACTTTGATCATAGATTTGGTACTTTTAACGGTGTAGCATTATTCAATCTTACAGAGTATGATACAAGTGGTACTTTGCTCGCTGATAATTTTGTTTATACATTATTATCTCCTCTTGTAGATTATGACTTGCCTCCTGTAATAAAAGGTACAGAACTTCATATCTATGCAAAGAGAACCTATACAAATGAAATAAACCTTGCTCTTAAGGATAATATCTCTATAAATGGAAATACAGTCTATTATATAAATGCACAGTATACTGACTTGTCAAAGATTACAGTTACACCTAGAAGTGGTTTATATGCTGGTAGTTCAGCAGATGTAGAAGTATCTAATAGTTACTATGAAGATGGTTCACTGTTAAAACCTGCAAGTGTTACATATTACAATGACAAGTTAAACCTTACCTTTGGTGTAGAGCCAGGACACAGTATAACTATAAACAATGTAGTATATGACTTAAGTACTGCTGACCTTTCAATTAAGCAGGTAGCTGATCTTGGTACAATGTATCTTGCTAAATACTACACTGTAAATGCATCAGATCCTACAACAGGTAACCCTTATAACATCACGCTTGCTGATAACCTTGATAACTTTAACACAGATGAGGTTAAGGCTGTAAAGCAACACATCAGTGATACTACTGTTACCCGTGGTTATATGGACGTACAGGGTGGTATCATTGAAACAGACAGCTTTGGTATAGCCAGAGCAAGAGTAGAATATAAAGTATATATGTATGTATATCCTTACATTGAACCAGGTATAACAGGTATATACACATTTAATCAGATAATGACACCAGCAGATCTTAATAATGTAACAGAGTCACAGTATAACCCACAAGGTAATAAACAGCAATGGACATTCATTAAGGACTACACAAGTGAGTCGCAGCTTGTAATCAGACAGTATTATAAAGCTACTACATCTGTTCAATTACCTACTGATCATGCCGGTTCATACTATGCAATAGATAAAGCACACAGCTATGCTTTAGTAAATCCTAGTGCTGCCACTTATGCAAAGTACAGCTACTCAGATAATAAGATACTTGAAATGGCTATAAACAATAAGCAGGTATCTAAAGCTAAAGCTACTCTTAATAGTGTAACACAGCATAGTGCATACACTAACTATAATATAAGTATCAATCAGGCTATTAATACTGATGTGTACTTCCAGTATGCAGGTATCTATAAGATAGCTTACTATGACTTTAACGGAACTACACCAAAGGTCAGTGCTATCGGCTATGATAACGGTGTATTCAGTATTACTACTTCTGTAATAGATATATCCGGTGTGACACCTCAGATCCTTGGACCATCTACTTATGTAATTGATTACAGCAGGTTTGAATCAACAGACCCTGCAATATGTACACCTAAGTATCTTGAATATTACTCAAAAGATGTACGTAAACCAAAGACACAGGAACCAAAGAAGTTTGCAAAGGTATTATGCGACAATGAGTACCAGCTCATTAAGCAGCAGTGGAACAGCACTATTGAAGTAGAAAACTACTGGTGGCTTGACAGTGAGCATATCTTACTTCTTACTAAAGATCAGTTTATAATTAAAGAGAAACAGATAGATGGTGGCTTCGATGACTGGAATGGTGATAACTGGGAAGTATCAGCCAGCTATCCTAGAACAGATTACCTTAACTCAGAAGAAGATACTTTACTCTGTAGCTCTGTAAAAGGTAATGATCATTCTTACCTATATATCATAACACCAAGTGCACTTAATACAATAACTGTTACTGTGTATGACCCGCTTGATAATATGGCTGTAAGCTATAGAGGACAGATTAACTTTAAGCATGTTGCTTTATATAACAGCCTGGATGATAATGTAAATAACAATGTCTTTGATCTTTATACCTATTCAGATATACTTGCAACCTCTGTAATAGTAGACACTAAGTTTACTGCTGTTGAAATTAATGGTAGACACTGGTTGGGTATTCAGTATGATAAGAACCTTAATCAGTGGTCTGTGTGCTTGTCAGAAGTTGCAAGTATAGTACGAGGTTATGGTTGTATCGGTATAAATGGTTATGCAACCGGTGGTATGCTCCCGGATAAATATGTTGTAAATGATAATGGTATAATTAAGTTTAACGGTGTTGTTTGCAGTATAGATGACCTTGAAGCAGAAGAAGACACTGATGTAGAAGACTTGAGTCAGTTTAATATATTCAATGAACGTATTGTTGGTGATGAGAACCAGCAATGGTACATATCAGAAAGTCTCAATGGTATAGTAATGGCAGTTGATCTTAATTCCTTGAACAAGATTGTACTTCCAATATCCAATAACTATGCACAGGTTTACTCAAGTCCGTCTTATGCTAAGTACACAGTACATGCATTCGGACTCCAGGTTAAACAGCTAATTGACTTATTCTCAACTGAACAGTCTGCGCAGTGGGCACAGATTATAAAGTATGCTATGTTCCCTGTGGTAATGTATCTTAGTCCTTATACTAATGTTATCAATTATCTTCAGCAGACACTTGGACAGTATGCTTATGTACACTATAACAGTACAAGTAATGGTAAGCGTAAGTCATTTACAGCTGAGGATCAGACAACAGACAATGCAGGATTAACAGAGAATGAAAGTCAGCAGCATATAGATGCATTGACAATGGATGACCTATCATTTGATGTACAGCATATTGCACAGGAACAGTCATTCAAAGATAGCTCCTGGGATAACATACTTGGTATCTTTATGTCAATGGTTATATCTGCTACTGATTACTCTATAGCAAGTATGTCTGTAAACAGCTTACAGAATCAGACTGCAGTATCTGATATAGGTAGAAAGTTCAGTCAAGCGTTCTCACAGAATATCGCATCTATGTCTGTAACAGGATTTAATATGCAGTCTACCAAACCTATGCTCAAGTCTGAAGTTACGGCTGTAAAGACGCTTGATATGTTCTACAGTACTTCTGCTGATCAGAAGTGTTTTGCAGGACCTGGATATGTCAATATGCAATTCGTTGCACAATGTACGGCACAATCAGTTACGTCAGTACAGCTTGAAGCACAACAGACTCAGATCTTTATTCTGCTTAAAGAATTGTCTACCTTCCAGGCAAAAGCAGAAATGTTCTTAATTGATCAGCTCGCTGACTTCTTGTACAAACAAGCTGATGAGCAGGCATCAGGACCTGAGTTTGGTTTAAGTAATGCTGTAGGTTTTATTATAGCACTTGTATTATCTAGTACAGCCTATGCATTGCAAGCTGCTAAAGCAATGCTTAAATTGTCTACAGGACTTATAGATAGCATGCTTGATTCATTATTCCCTAATGGGTTACAGTCAAATGTTACAGCTACACTGTCAAGGCATAACTATAACATAGAAGGTAAACACGCTTATGGCAATAAGTCAGAATCATTTATGTGGCCTTGTATAGACTGTACCTCTAAACTGTATACCGATGAAAAGGTAGAAGCTGTATTACAGAAGAAACCTTGGCCTCTTGAAATGCCTCAAACTACTACTGGTAACGTTCAGGTAAAACCTGTATATGATAACCAGCCTCATTGTACTACAATAAAACCAAATGCACTTACTAGTGGTAACTGGAATACAGATGTAGATTATAATATAGCTTCTTGTAAAGGTACACACGATAGTGTATCATTACCTAATGACACAGCTTATGTAATAGGTACAGAGTCATTCTTGCCTACAGTTCCATTTAAGAATGAAAACATCGGTGAAGGTGAACCGGTATTCACACCACCTATTGTACAGGATTATGTAATAGATAAGAACTGGAACATCTTTGCTACAGCTATGGGTGGTGATGAACTTTGGATCTCTTGTAAAGACACTAAGCTGTTTGATGGCGGTTATTCTAATATCATAGTATCAGATACTTTCTGTGGTATTGCTGCATCTCATGTTGCTATTGAAGTGAAGTCAAGTATCACAGAAGAATATCTTAGACCTTGGGCAGTGACACCTGATGCTATTGCTCTTAACGTTACAGGTCTTAACTGTGCTTATGAAGAATATGCTTATCATGCATTTGATGGATATGGCTACCGTATTACCGATTGGCTTGGATCTTCAGGTATGAACAAAGAGCATTATACTTTACAATACTGCTTCCAGATTAATGATAGATTTAAGCGAAGTAACAAACTTCCACCAAACCAGTTCATGGGTAATTTTCAGGCTGAACCTAATATGTCTCTTGATATAAAGGATAAGGTATTCAATCAGATACAAATTACATCAGAAGAGAGAGGTATGGAAACAGGTGTTATAGGTGAGAATAAAGACCAGCAGCGATACAGTTTACCTATATTTACTGAGCCTGTTAGCACATTACCTGCTATTGTAAAGGCACAGTCTTCTTATAAACTTGATGTAATAGAAGGTATTACAGCACTTACTACAGATGTACGGTCATCACAGTTATCTTACAAGTTGCCTGTGTCTGTTGATTTCAATATCAATGAACAGCAGTTCCGTATGACTAATGAGTATATCTGTTCTGTTAAGCATGAGAAAGGACTTGAGATAGTAACATACCTTGTACCTACATTAGGACTTAAGTATCTTGGTGCTACACCATTTATGGCTTACTTCTATAATCAGGCAACTAGACAGTACTATATTTATCAAGGTGGTAATACACTACAGGCTGTTGACATGCTTGAAAGATTTAGAGACATTACAGAAGGACGTTATGACTTTATAACACAGGAAGTTATTATGCCTTGTCTTGCTACTTTGAGCAGAATAGATAGTAATGTTAAAGATGATGCAGATGAGACTGACAACATTATAGTACCTACATTTAAACATAATAAGATTAATGGTGAAATTACTCCACCTATTACAACTATCTTTAACACAAGGTCTTGGTATAAGACACTGTCTACACCAGCTGGTGTTGTATTCCAGGGACCAAGCAGATGTATCATTAATCGCTATGTATGGTCTGAATACATGCTTGAGGATATAAAAGCAAATAAGAGACTGTGGAAGAAAGTACCTCGTGAAGAGTATCATCCATTCAGAGAGTACGCACAACGTTATGATAACGTAACACAGAGACTTGACCTTGAGCTGAATGGCTGGACACACAATCCATTCCTTCTTGTTACATCACCACTTGGTGTTAAAGAAGAAGCAGACTGTAAGTTTGAGTGGGAGATTACATTTGCATGGACCACAGAGATGGAACAGTTATATGAACAGAATGAATATGTAACTGTAAATGTAATGGCTGAAACAATGACTCCTGGTGGAAAGGTAACTAATAGACCTACACATATATTCTTGACAAAAGAGTTATTTGCTAGATCAAAGAACTTTGGATATTATAGCTTTAAGTATCAGAGTAATAATGGTATAGGTAACCGTGAGCGATTGCATATATGGTCAGATGGCTATATTGCAATATCCGGTATACAGCTTGAGTATAAGGTTGTTACTGAAAATAGAACAGATGTTCTTACTATCCAGGAAGATATAAAAGGAATGAAGGAAATGTAAAATTAGTGTATTTACAAAAACTACATTTATGATATAATTAATAGTGAGGTAATAGGCAATGGTATATAATACATTTGCAGAACTAGCTCAGGAGTTAGGATTAGACCCTAATAATCCTACTTATGAAGGACAACAGAAACTCAGAGACTGGTTAAACATAAATCAGAAGTCTCCAGAAAATCCTGAAGGTTATGAAGTCAGGGAGAATACACAAAAGTATCTTGATGCCCCGACGACACCACCTCCGCAGGAAATGCCTCAAGATTCTGTATTTGATAAAGGGAACCCAGCAAATCTAACAGCAGCTCCATGGAACAGACAAGAAGGCGGTGGTACAGATAGCCTTAATCAAGTAGATCAAACTATAGAAGAGGTTAAAGCGCAGGAAGAAGCTGATAAAGCCGCTAAACGTCAGCAGGCACTTGATTGGTGGGCACAGCAAGGTAGAAATGTACAGACAGCTGCAGAAGGTGTAGGTGAAGGTTTAAACAGTGTACAGCAGTATGTGCCTATGAGTGCAGCTCTTGCTGCTCAGAATCAATTAACAAGTGGTGTTGACAGATCTGGTGAGTCTGCAGGGTATGAAGCTCTTGCTGCTCAAAATCAGTATAATGCCGCTCAGAATGAAAAGCTTCGTCAAGCTAATATGCAACAGGCAATGGATAATACTATTGCTGATAAGATGGCTGCAGCTGAAGCTGAAAGTAAATGGAAACAGAATGCCAGAGCTTTACGTGAAGGCGGTGCACAAGCTGTTGCATCACAGAATGAAGCTGCTACACCTGACCTCTGGAAACAGAAACAACTTCAGAATGAACGTCGTGACGTTGCTGCACAGAACCTTGCAGAAGTGGATAAGAACAGACGACAGGCAGTTCAGAATGAAACTAAAGCATCTATGACCAACTATAACACAAGAGTAAATGATAACCTAAATATGAGAGCAAATACCTTGTCACTTGGTAAAGGTGCTGAAGATAATTCTAAAAACACAGAAGACAAGACAGATACTTCAGATACAAAAACTGAAGGTACAGATACTACTGAAACAAAGACTGAAGACACTAAAACACAACCAAGTGGTACTACAAGTACAGCTCCTAGTAATCAGGAAAGTGAAGGCACTGAAGCAGCCACTGATAAAGTTGCAATAGACAATATCATCGCTCAGGTAAATGAGCTTAATAATAAATTAAAAAATAAGCAGTATAGCACTACCATGCTTACTGAATATAATAATCTTAAAGAACAGTATAATGCTCTTAAGGATAAAGTTGATAATCCACCTGCGTTTCCTGAAATGTGGAAACCATCTGATGACTCAACAGATGTAAGTAATATTGCATCAACTATTGATGATTTAACTATGTAGGAGGAGCACATGTTAACTGATGCAGAACAGAAAAGTTTCTATCAAGTATTAAATAACATTAACTCCTGGAAGAATAATGGTAACACTGAGCTGTTGCAAACACTCGCTGATATTCTAGTAAAACAAAAACTTCTTCCAGGTGTCAGTATGAGTCCGATTGAAAACCCACAAGAGAACTGGGATAAGCTTATGTATTATCCTACTACCTTTAAAAAGCATAAAGGAAAAGAGCTTACAGACGAACAGAAGCGAAAGAAGGTATGGAATAATATAAGACTTCAGAACTTTCTTGGTGATGCTATGACAGGTGTCGGTGGTGCATTGAACCTTAAGAATCAGGCATTGTCAAGATCCCTTCAACAGAAAGCAAGCACATCAGCTTCAGACAGACAACGTGAACTTTATGGCGCAACACCTGAAGATAGAGCTGCAGCTTCAGCAAGTCCAATGTTATCTGCTCTAGGTAATATTGAACAATTGCTTTTTGGATTAATTGCTAACAGAGCTTATCAAGGTGCTGCAGAGAAACGTTCTGCTTATCTTCAGGCAGTAATGGATGCTTACAATAATAATGTAGGAATGTCCGGAACCTATGCAGATGCTCGTAGACATATGATTGATTTACCGGCAAATAGTATGCCACCTCAGGGAGGTAGATAATGTTACTTGATCCAGATACAGGTTTAACAACACAGCAGGCATCATGGGCACTTGAAAAGATTATTGATAACAATAGAGAAGATATTGATAATCTCATATCTACAATCAATAATGACTATGAAGTGCCAGAGGAAACTCTTGATGAAATACTTAGTAAATTTGGTAAAGAACAGCTTACACCTAATGACTTTAGGATATTGCTTCGTGCCGTAGCTGAAGACTACAATTACCTCACAAGAAAAAACCTTGATGATGAATATGTGCAGTCTGTTCTTAAAAAGATAAATGATCTCAAAGCAGCTAGAGAGTGGATGAAATCTAAGAATAAGGTGGTGCCAAATGCCTGATACAAGATTACCTTTAGGAATGAGTGAAGAAGGACAAAAGTATTATAATTACTATTATAATATGTTTATGTCCAATCCAACAGGTGCACTTAATTTCACTATGCCTGATAATGCAGAAGCAAGAGCTGCTGCACAGAAAGCTGCTGAACAAGTTATAGCTGATAATCCTATACATACCAGGAGCTACAGTTATGGTGGTAAAGAATACCAGGTTCCGTTAGACAGTAAAACAGCACAGGCTAATGGTTCAATGTCTGCTGTAACATCTGCAAAAGCATTCTTACGTAAGTTAAGTACTTATATATCACGAGAACAGCAGGACGCAGCTAAGACAGCCAGTCAACTGGGTAGTGGTAGCCTAGATAAGAAAGCTAATAGTGATGTTAATTACTGGGGTAGAACAGCAAATATTCCGTCACCTGAATTGTTAACAAGTGACCCTTCAGTTGCAGGTCAAACATTAACCATGCTATATAACCAGAAAATTGCAGCAGGTAATGATCCAGCTAAAGTAAACCAAATAGCTGAGTCAAATAACCAGATACAGCAGTTGCTTAAGAGTAAAATGGAAAGTGATCCTACATTCAGAGCTGTTGCTTTGTATGTATATTATAGCGGTGTTAAGTTTCACTCAACAGAAGAAGAGGCTGCAAAAGAAAAGTGTCTTAAGGCATATAAACCTATATATGATAACTGGATTGCTTCTAAGAAACCTATGCTTAGTGATGGTGTTAAGGAAACTAAGAAGAAAGCGCAAGAAGCTACTACTAGTACATATGAACAGAAGACACCACAAATGTATCAGTAAGGAGGAACAAGATGGACGACTTATTTAACCCGGTAACAGAACAGGAATTTATAAATCAGAACCAGAGTACTTTTAACCCACCATCTGATTCAACATCTGGTACACAAACTGCAGCACCTCAACTTATGACTGACCCTGGAACACAGGCTATGTCTTATGATGGTAAGACACCAGATGCTTCAAAACTGTATGATGATGTAACAGATGAAAAACAAGGTACACAGCAAACTATATCAGAAAACGGTGAAAATGCAAACAAGACACAGAATAGAGGTGCGCTTGATAACTTCCAAAATGGTGGTATGGATCAGGTAAACCCACAAGCTAAAACCAATATTCCAGTAGAAGATCCTTTTGGTAACTATAATAATTTATCCTGGGACCAAACGCTAGGACTGTCTAGATTAGTTGATGCTTATAATAATCAGCGACACTGGACACCTGGTAACTTTAATGCTGATGGTACTGGTGCTATAAGTCAGTATGTACAGAATGAGCCTATACAGACTGAAGAAACACGTAGAGGTGAAATCGTTAGACAGGGTATCGGACAACAACAAGCATACTCACTTGGTCGTGCCAATGAAGCATTGTCTTATCCACTTGAACTTACTAAGATGTTTGATAGATCTTGGAACAGTGCACAAGATGCTGCTATGGAATTGCGTAGAAATTATGCTGACATGGTACAAAGAGCAAGATTTGACTCTGAGTACAGAGATATGTTCAAACAGGCACTTCAGAAAGATATACAGCGCTGGACTATTGAACTTGGCCAGTATGAAGATAACAAAGTAGCCAGAGCTCTTTGGAATGAATTCAGTAGAAATCCACAGTACTCACAATTCCTTGCGAGTGTAATGACAAATGGGGTTATGCCACGAATTAATCAATACTATGCACAGGAAATTGTAAATGATATGATGCGTACTAATCCAGAAATAGCAAAAGATCCACAAAAAGCACTTGAAGTTATAATGCAATATATGAACACTATAGGCAATTATACTGCTCGTATGGAAGGTAATGCTGCAGTGGGAGCAACAACTGCCACTATTGGTGGTTCCGCTGAAAAATAGGAGAAGTAAATGTTACAGATAGAACTTTGTCCATTTGCAAGTGATGCTCTTGAAGATGCTATGAGACTAGCACAGACTAAAGCATTAAACTCATATACATTCAGTGACTGTATGAACTATTTGAATTATGCCTGGTCTGATATATACAACCGGCTTGCACTTATCGATGCAGGTTATTATAGTGAATGTATTCGTATTACTAAGAGACTTACACATTTACCACCTTACATCAAAAACTGTATCACTGTATTTTCTGCTAGAAACATAACTGACTTCAATAGACAGGCATACAGACCTGCTAACAATACTGATATGCTTGCATCTGGTACATATATGATTAGTGGTAATGATCTCTTAGTACCTGATGCTGATAGAAAGATAGTATGGCTTGAGTATATACCGGCACCGGCACAGATATTCTTTACACATCATAACCGTGATCCAAAGATCATTGATCATGCTTATTATAAGGAGAATGATACAGTACTTCTTAAAGAACCACCGGTATATGATAATCTTTATAATATGTACAGACTAGTTGGATATGACTCAAATAAGCAGGAAATTACACTTGATAACCGGGAAGGATTAAAAGATGCTGTAACTTGGAAGCTTGTCAATAGAGTTAGTGCAGACTATGCTGAAGATATAACAGACTTTGTAATTAAAGAATGTGATGAAGGAGAATGGAATGTTGTATTCATCTCCTGTAAATATCCTTACATATTCGTAAGCTATGAGCACTCAATTACCGGTGAGCACGTATCTGGTTTCATTACCAGGGATATGGAATGGACAGAGTATAACCCATTTGCTTATACTGGGTTGAACAGTAATGTTGAATATGTGAAGGTAGGCTGGAATGATAAGACAGGTATGGGTGTAACAATCCAGGATTATAGTGACACTATTGATGATGAAGATGAGGTATCCAACGGACAGCCTAGAGTAAAGGAACTTGGCTGGACACCAGATACAAAGCTTATATATCCTGATCCATCAGTATACCGTTATCTTGTTGCTAGACTTGCTGACAAGTTATCCGCTCTTAATGAAAGTAACGTGATGGGTGTACAAAAAGAACTGGTTGAGGCTGAGTATGCTTTTGATGCTTTCCTCAATAAGAATAAAGCAGGATTCACACGTATCAGAAATGTTAATCCTATAACTGCAGGAGACTTGTTATGACAGAAGATAATGAAATGTCCATTGAGACAAGACTACAGCAATATCTTAGAAGTAACTATAATAAGGAGTCTTTACAAGATTCTCTTAACTATGATACAGTTGCTAATATACTTGTTGACGTTGCTAAGAAGTTTGATGCAGCTAAAGGGCAAGGTAAACAGAGGTCTGATGAAGAGTATCATGAGCTTGTTAAAGACGCTATCAGTAATTTTATTAACTCAGATGCTGCTAATGGTGAGGGGCAGGATAAGGCACATAATCTTGGAAAAGGGCAAGACCCAAATGAACGTTTCCAGAATATTGCATCTTCTGTCTATTCTAAGTATTATTAAAATTAGTATATTTACAAAGGGTAAAATCCGTTGTAAAATAAAATAAGCAATAGAAGGAGTTTAATATGTCTGGTATTGACACATTACTTTTAACTAATCTTCTCGGTACAGGTTTACAGGACCGTGGTATCACTGATGATATTATGCAGTCTGAATCTGTATCTACTATTCTTGCTCAACTTGCTGATGAGTTTAATAAAGCGACTAATAAGATTATCACACAGCAGAATCAATTGCAACAGGAAGCAAGTCAAGCTGTAAAAATCGGTGGAGCATTGACTGATGCTCTTAAAGATAAACTGGGACCTACTTCAGTTCCACAGCAGGATATGAATGCACCACAAGATCAACCAGCGCCTGATGCAGGAATGACACCACCAGCTGATCCTGGTATGACACCACCAGCTGATCCTGGTATGATGTCTCCTCCTGAAATGAATGTGCCTCCAGCTCCTATGGATATGGGAGCACAGCCACCTATGCCTGATGCAGGTGTTTCATCACAGCCAGGTCCAGATATGATGCAGTTTGACCCTGGTATGATTGGAGCAGTACAGCCGAGGTTCTAATGTATAACTATAATATAGCCGTTCCAGAGTTTTTTAATACTCTCTTAAAGCACAGTGGACAGCATTACAGACAGCTGCTTCAGGACGTGCATGATGGCTATTTACCTGCTGATACTATAAATAGTATTCTTTTGTCTAAGAACAATAAAGCATTTGCTAGAGAAGCACTGCCTCTTGAATTACTTGAAATGAAGGCAGGTTACGATGATGATGAAGAGTACACACATGATGAATTAAAAAAGATACAAGATAGTTATATCGACAACCAGTTGGATAGTAATCTTGCTGATGCTGTAAAAGAAAACAACACCGATAGTGATAAGTTTAATGCAGAACAAATAAGTAAAGACTTGTTAAACAATGCTAAAGAGGATCATTTCAATGTTACCATTGACCGTATACTTAATGGTATACAAGAGTCTGAAGAGATACCTGAAGATGACAAAGTTGGTGCCGCGTTAGCTTTCCTATATAACACTACACTGAAAGGACAGAACAAAGATACATTAGCAGCTGACTACAAACTTGATATGCACGATCTTAATACACTGTTAGATACTGACTCTGTAAAAGAAAGAGTAGTATCAGACTATGTACCTATAACATACAAATCAGATAAAGACTCCTTTACAGACAGTGACGGTAATTTAAGGTACAGATCACTCTTCACACCTAATAAAGAGTCATTAGCAATGTTTGATTTATTTGCTAATAAGTTTGTAGATGATATAAAAGCTGGAAAAGAAATTCCATTTAATACACTTGGTAAATATATCAAGGATGTGTATAATGATACACTCAGAACTATGAGCTATTCTGATTGGGTAGACAGATTAGAAGATGAATGGATAGCAGAGCAAAAGAAACAGAAGCTTGGAAGTCCAGCTGATTATACGGATGAAGAGTGGGCAGAGAAAGTTAAGTCATTTAACATTCCTAAGGCAAGTGAACTTACAGCTGGTAAAGAGTTATTGACACCAGAAGACTGGGCTGAAGATAAAAAGTATGGCTTTCAGGATTATGTTATTCCTAAACCACGTAAAAGTCAAGCTAAGAAAGATGGTAGATGGCAGCATACTACTACTGATGAAGGTGACTATGATCTTTATCAGAATCACTTACTTGCCTATATCAATTCAGATAAGCATGCTAAAGATCTTCTTGAAATGAAGGACAGACTTACAGATATATTAATCAGTAGACTTGATGACTGTATCAATGAGCTTGAAGCATTACCAGACGATGACAAGATTGATGAGCTGCCTGATGATGAAAAGAAGGCTATAATTACTAATAAAAAGAACCTTCAGAAACGTATGGACTGGTATACAAAGATGCTGAACCCTAAGTACGATAACCAGGATGTACGTCTCACTAACTTAGCTGAACAGTTATTGCGACGCAAGATACAGCGTCTCTATCATATTAGAGACAGAGCAGATGAGTTCAGAAAGACTGGGTATGACAACATGTCCTATGAAGAGAAATCAAACAAATATGGAAACTTGAATAATGCACGAAAGGATATGGAAGAGGCATTACTGGTAAATAAAGAACTTACACCTGCACCATCAGTTAAGAAACCTACAAGCAATAAAGAAGACTCTAATGATACAGAGTTCAGTATTATTGATGACATGCTTGACGATGATGAATACAAGACACTTGATAATAAGGTACTTAAACGTACAAAGAGTGATGAAGAGCAGGCATGGGAAGAAGTAGAAGACAAGTATGCTTCAGAAGATGAGGATGAGGGTAAACAAATGACAGTAGCTGATTGGGCGCAAGCACATGATGCTAGCTCTAAGAAGAGAACTTATACTAACCAGAAAAAAGTCTTTGACCTTTTGGATCAGGTTAGGTCTGATGATAATTTATTATAGGAGGTAAATGGAATGACTCTTGATGAGATAAGTAAAGGCTTACCTAACATGCTGAAGAATGCACATAAGTTATCTGATGATGAACGTCTAGGTAATGGTGATGCAAACTACGGTTCAGAGATGCTCATGTGGTTGGTAAAACAGTTGTATGAACATCCGGAAGAAGACCCAAGCAGCGTGCTCAAATACTTTACAGCTAATGGAGTAGATGAGAATGAGCTTGCTAAACTTCTTATGGAAGAAGGTATAGAAGAGCCTGTAACTGTTACACAAACGACAACTTCAGTAGGTGGTATACCTGAAGCAGAGACACCAGAAGAAGTAGGGCTTGATGCAAAAGCAAATGGTCTTGATGATGACGATGCTTTGTATGATGCTATCCTTAATGGTGAGTTTGATGATCAGCTAGGTCTTGCAGGTGAGACTACACCTGAAGAAGAACAGATGCTTGATCAGGCTGAAAAGAATGCTACTGAAGACAACTCAGACTTCAGTGACACTGACAAGACATCTGCTGAAGAGGCTGCAGAGAAACCTGCAGAGAAACCTAAGGAAGAGAAAAAGGAAGAGGCTGCAGAGGCTCCTAAGGAAGATAAACCTGCAGAGAAGAAAGAAGAGAAGAAAGAAGAGAAGCCTAAGGAAGAAAAACCTAAGGAAGACAAGAAGGACGAGTCTGATGATACTATGAAGAATATTACATCAGCTCTTAGCGAACGGTTCTAACCTGCTTAGTATAGCAGAAATTATATTGCATAATGGAGGATAAAATTATGCCTATTTCAAGAGACCAAATTGAAGGTTTGAGTAAGCAGGTATTCATTGTAGATTACTTGCTCAATGGCTTGTTTCCATGTCAGTCAGACGTTGTACGTTTGATCCGAAGCAAGAAAAAAGAATGGAAGTTCAACGATAAGTTTGAATATCGTATGCTTCTTGCTACTACCAACACTGGTGGTACTTTGAACTCACAGGTATTCAACCGCGACGTTTCTTTGAACCGTCCTGGTGAACTTGAGTATGGTACATTCCGTGCTACTTACGGTACTGTATCAGATGGTTTCAGTGTTGATATGATGGTTAACCTTGAAACAAAAGATAAGAAAGCTGCGTTCGAAACAGACTATGCAACACGTATGCACTCTCTCCGTGTAAATGTTGCATCACTCTTTAAGAACTTTGCTATTCACGGTAAGTTTGGTGTAGTACACCAGCTTCGTGCTGTTATTGATGCACCAGCTCTTGGTTCTGATTACAATCCTGTTGCTAACACAGGCTTTACACCTGTACAGGGTGTACCATTCACTATCAAGACACCTATCAACGTTTTCAACAGCAACTTCAAAAATGGACGTATGCTGATTAAAACAAAGGCTGCAGCTCCTTGGGCAACAGCTGATGTATCAGAACTCTATCTGATCCTTCAGAACCAGCCAGGTCAGTTGACACTTATGTCAGTAGGTACTACAGTATCTGAATGGCAGGATGGTGAATTCCTTGAAGTTGCAATGAACCGTGAAATTGTAGGTATGCCACAGACAGTATTCCAGAACTGGACTGCTGCTGCTATCACAGTTGCTACTGGTCCATTTGCCGGTTCTTATGACCGTTTCGATGGTACTGGTACATATACAAATGGTGCTAATGCAGTTGTAGGTGCTATGGAAGGTCTTGCTGACCTCTTCCCTTGGTACACAGATCCTGCTTACCCAGAAATCCGTCTTGGTATTGATCTTCCTTTCCGTGATCAGCCAAACCGTATGCGTTACTCTACAGAACAGGCTGGTGGTTTCATTGTTCAGAAGGAAGTAAATGGTGTACGTGAGCACATCATCGATACAATTATGCGTGGTGTATTCCTTACAAAGTCAACTGTTCCTTACTCTGAAGTTGGAGTTTGGATGAACCCAGTAACTCGTATTGCTATGGGTTATGAAGAAGGAGACGATGTAAAGGTTATCCGTGAAAACGCAGTTGCTGGTCCAATCGTATATCAGCGTGGTGTTACTACTACTGATTATCAGATTGGTTCACAGACAATCCGTGAAGTAGTAGAAGATATGAACCTTCCTACTGATGTTATTATCATCGGTCCAAAGAACGATCTCGCTTACAACAGCTGGGATAATGCTACAATGGAAATCGACAACTACATCCAGGAAACTTGGGGTAAATCAGAACCTCCAAAGATCAAGGATCTGTCTATTCCTAATGAGCTTATCACAAAGCTTGACTTGTCACAGCGTATCACTTATGGTTCACCAACCCTCCAGGATGGTGGTCTTGCTTCATTCCAGTATGGTAATGGATTCAGACATCCAAAGAATATGATGCCTCTCGCATTGCATGAAATGGGTGCCATTTTTACAGAATACCCATATACTTATACTATTGTCAAGCTGCGTGAACCTATCTGTGATATTCAGACTGTATAAGTGAGGTGAGTCAATGTCATCATACTGGGGTCCTGTACCTAATGCCATAGTACGTAGGAACAAGCAAGTGTATACAGGTGTTGCTCGTAAGGGTAGCACCCACCTTGTAACTGATCCAAATACAGGTAAGCAGTATAGTATGCCAGATGGTGACATTGAACAATATATCGGGTTTAAAAAAGGTGATAAGAGTATAGAGAAATATGTTGCTGAGGCTTTTTCTTCTGCTAATAAAGTTGAAGTACAGAAGACTAGTGGCGGGCATATACTTATGTTAGAGTACTCTGAAACCTATCTTATTTTACGTGTTACCTTTGAGAAGATGGCTAAAGAAGGTAACGTAGTAGTATATATGAATGTGCCTAGTTCTGTAGCTGCTGAATTACTTGCACTTGCTAGATCAGGTTCTACTCAGTATTCTAGTGTGGACGGGCATATGAGACATGTAGTAGGTATGAGGTTCTGGGACCTTATAAGAGTTCGAGGATACGTACATGCTACAAGGTACCCGTTTGAGTATGTGCATGATACTGATAACTATGTAAAGGGTACTGCAACAGGTGCAAGAGACTGGAGTAACACCCAGTTTGTATTTGTGGATGATGGACATAGCAGACAGAAAGCTGTTCCTGTAGAACAGTTGACTGGAACAGATCGTGATGCATATGATGCTCGTGTTGCTATGTATCAGAATAGAACAAAACCAGGTGGTTACAATATAGACTATCTGTATAATGTAGTAACAAAGGCAAACATTGAAGATGGCCCACGACAAGCGGTACTGTCACAAATGGATGCTATAAATAAAGGAAAAGGTAGTGAAGCAGACAAGAGTAGGTCTATGTACAACTACCTTAAAATCATAGGCCTATTATAGGAGGTAATTAATATGGCTAGATGTAAATTGACAAATATGAACTTGCGTAATATCCGTAAGTCTAGAGAGTACCAGTGCATACTTATTGATCTTGTATCTGCTGGTGTTATTGAACAGTCAGAAGCTGAAGAGCTGCTTGGTTATACTATCCCACCAGGACTTCTTGAAGGTGATACACCAGGTCCTGACCCAGAGCCAGAAGCTGAAACACCTGTAATTACTACAGATTTACCGGCCGCTAAAACAATAAGTGGGTCAGACACACTTACTATTGTAGCAAGTGTTACAGATGGTGGTACACTGTCTTATGTTTGGACAAAAGATGGAGACGTAATCCCAGATGCTACAGCAGCTACATTAACTGTAAATGAAGCAGGCACATATCAGTGTATTGTAACAAATACACTTGATGAAGATACTGCAACAGCTAGCTCTACTGCTTGTGTAGTATCAGCTGAAAGTGAACCTGCTACTGTAACATTACTCTACTATGCTACTCCAAAAGGTGGTCCTATGTGGGAATCAGATGTGTATACACTCACAGAAGGAGCTACTTTTGAACAGGAAAGTGCTGCTATCATTGCTGCAGCTAAAACCACATTTGAAGTCAATGATCTTGACGCTATATCATTTGTACAGCTTAATCCTGAGTATGTAGAAGGTGAGTCTGCACTTATTGATAAGTATATTGACCTTGTCCCTCAGCCAGAAGCCTTTGAAGATGGTCAATCAATTGTAGTATATCACCAAGATTAATAGGAGACTGAGTTATGAGTGCATTTACACAGAGTAATTTTCCTAATATGCCACCTGTTAATGGCATGACTACATCTGCTATTACTCAGCTCGCTGATGCTTATGTTGCTGCGAAAAATGCTTTCGAGTCACATGCTAACTCAGAAGTAGGTAATGATGGTGCTGACCCTCATAAAATCATTGATTACATTGAGCAGATGGAAAACAAAGCAGGTAGCAAAGCAAGTAAGGCAAAGAACGAAGCAGATATGCTTAATGCTATGTTGGCAGGTGGTAATACAAACCCAGCTGTAACAAGTGCACAGTATATGATCAATCAGCTCGGTAATGATCCTAAGGATCTTATCCTGTTTATCAAGAGTCTTATTGATCGTGTCAGTTCACTTGAAGAACAGCTCAACACACTGTCACTGCTTCAGTTTGATAATGTGCCTGTTGGTGCTGGTATTCGCTGGTGGAAAGATACATTACCAGAAGATGGTACTTGGGTATGGGCTAATGGTCAGACACTCTATGGTGTTAATCAGAACTTCCCTGACCTTGCAAGAGTATGGGAACTTGATGGTGCTGACAATGTTACAGTGCCTAGTGAAGATCATACAATCTTCAAGGTACGTAAAGCAACTGTAAAGATCGAGCCTATCTACCACGCTTACATTGAGCAGGCTTCACCACCAATTGATCCTGATGATGACAATAACGGTTAGGAGACTAATATGACAAAAGAAGAGATTGTTGCTTCCATGAAGAAGACATGGACAGAGCAGCTACAGAGAAAAGATAAGGACCTCACTGAGTCTATACTCGACGGCTATGTTGCTTGGGTACAGGGACTTGTTAAACAGGTTACAGAACAACAGGCTGTAGCTGCTCAACAATCTCAACAAGCCCCTCAGCAACAGGCACCTAATTTACAGGGAGGTGCAGCATGATAATAGAGAGACACCTTGAACCTGGGCAGTCAACCTGGAAGCAGTCTAATGCTATATCAAATAAAGCTTGGCGTGCTATTCATAAGCTTTTATGGTCCACAAGGTTAGTAGCATCTTGTACAGATAATGGTATATGGTACTCAGATGATGGTGGTGAACACTGGACACAATCTGATGTAACGACAGGTACTATAGTTACGTTCAGTTCGACTGCGTATAGTGCTGGTGGTCCTACAGTACTTAGAGTATTTGCTGGATATTCAGGGGGTATATTATACTCTGATGATGATGGAGAAACCTGGACACAGTCATCTATTACTGACAATTGTAATTCTATTATTACATGGCACAGTAGTGCTCAAAGAGTAGTAGCAAGTACTCCTGGATCAGTAGGTAATATTATATATTCTAATGATAATGGTTCAACTTGGGCACCAGCTACACTTGCTGGTGATACTATACCAGCAATAAAATTATTAGCTACTAAGAATAATGAAGGTACAATTTTAGCAATACCGCAACAGAATTCCTCGTCAACTGCTCGTATTTTACACGGGAATGGGATGTCATTTAACAAAGGTAGTATGCCAAGCCAGACACTTGGTAACTACCCTAGTGATATAATATATCATAAGCCTAGTGGTTGTTATATTGTAACTGGTGGTCAAGGTACAATGGATGGATTACTCTGTGTAACAACTACCGGAATAGTAGAAAGATCTGTATCAAGCAGTCTTAAAACATCATTTACAGCTATCTGGAACATGCCAGACATTAATTCAAATACATTTATAGCTGTGAAAAGTAATAACAGTATATATAAAATTACTAAAGCTGATAGTGGTAGTACCTATACTTATGAACTTTTTGGGCAGCAAGTACCAGCATATCCTTATGCAGGCATTGCTATAACAGTAAATAATAACACAAGGTTTGTTGTATGTACAAATGCTGGTATCTACTATGCAGACCCAGAAGATGTGATAAAGGAAACTAGCTTTGTAGATAGAGCAGGAATACAGGAGCTTGTAACACAAGCCAAAGCATATATAGATAATTTATAAGGAGTAACTTATGATTATACATAGATTGTCAATAACAGACTCATCAGAATATCTTGATGACACGGGACTTGCGGAGCTCGTAACACAGATCAAGAACTATGCAAACACACACGGTGGCAGTGTTACAGTAGAAACATTGAAACAGGCTACTGTAGATGTGTCAACATATAACCCATCTAATAAACCTGTAATCTCACCGACATCGCCTAATGATGCTATGGCACAGGTTGAAGTAACATTGAGTAATATCCCAGCAGCTGTTGCTGTAGAAGCAGATAAAGCTGCTACAATAGATGTATCCAATTATGATGCTTCTAATAAACCTGTTATTGTACCAACGTCACCTAACGATGCTATGGCACAAGCAACAATAACACTTACTAATATACCAAGTCAAGCTGGTCTTCAGATGTACTGCTGGAGAGTAAATGATCCCGATCATCAAGCTTTAGCTACTTATACACATATATACACTAACTTTAATATTGCACCAACAGATGCTGCTGATTTTGGTGATAAGAAATGTATTATCATTCATGAGTCTCTTGACGGTCCTCGGCCGGGTGATGCACTTATGGGTGTGCTAGAAACATATAACTTGCGAAATGAATACTCAACATATGGGGCTATATCTAATTTTACAAGGGTATCAGACACAGAATTCTCATTTAACTATACTACATATCAGGGTAATATTAATACTACTACATTTACAAAAGAATCATTTGGGGACATTACGTCCTGGTAATAATACAATGGTAGTCAGCTGACCTTAATGTGCATGAAGGAGATAACAATGCCTACTAATCCTATAGTAGATTTTGCAGCGCTTGATGCGTATACTCAAGAACTTGCGATCAAGGTTAATGCAGCCATTGACCGTAAGATCATTAATATATATGTAATCAAAGGTAGTGCTATCTATGCTGATGCAGCATATATTGCTTCACCTACTAAAGTCAGCCCTGATATAGATTCAGTTGGTATCTGGCAACAGGTTAATGGTAACTGGACTAAGATCACTGATTACAGAGCAGGTTGGGTTTATAATATAACTAATGACTTTACTACTGATGCTATCTTTGTTGAAGGTGCCGGTGTAGAAGCTAAAGCTGGTATCAACATTGCTGTTGTCAATACAGGTACAGAGGAAAGTCCTATATACCGTCTTGACCTTATGTCAGCAAGCGGATCAATTGATCCAGCACTTCTTGCTGTTAAACAGAATAAGGTACTTACTAACGAACCTGATGTTGTAGTACCAGATCTTATATATGCTGACTCAACAGCTAGACTTGCTGCTACTACAGCTACAGTTGCTGATGGAATGATTGCGTTCCAGGAAGACACTGAAGAGTACTACTACGCAGATGTATTCCAGGGCGTGCTTACTTGGTATGATATTGGTAATACAAAAACAGTTGAGGATGCTATAATACTGATCAGTAGTGTTATGCCATCTAAACCTATTCCAGTTGCCGACATTCGTGCACTGTTTGCATAAGGAGGATACTATGTTCAAAACAATGGACGGTGTAGAAGTTTATGATAAAGCTGATGTAGATGGTATCATTGAACCGTTAACAGAGAACGTTACTACACTTATTGATCAAATGAGCACTAAGGCTGATAAATCTGAAATACGTGGTATTGTTGATTCAGAGATTGATGCTGTAATAGATGAAAAGATTGCAGAGATTGTGCCTGATATTGATGAAGTAGTTGACCGTGAGATTGTTAATGTACTTGAGGACTACGACACAAGCTCCGAGGTAGATACAAAGATTGCTAACGCAACTGTACCTATGACAACAACTGCAGCTACCAGCTTAGTTGATACTTATTTCTAGGAGTATGAGATGGAACACCTTGCAACAATATTTACATCACCAGAGTTTCTTTCTCGCATTCCTTCAGTAATATTACTGATTATAGTACTTGTAATACTATGTAAAATCCTTAAGGTACGTATCAACACTGACCATATACAGATTGGTGGTGAAGATAAGAAGGCATACTATGAACGTGCTATAGTACGTAATCAGGTAAACCAGGCCAAACTATTCTGTATGGCACTTGAGAATAAAGTGACAGCAATGCTTACCAAAAAGAATAAGTATACAGAATATTATGTCAAGTATATTCTTGAATGTGTCTACGACAAGATTGTAGAATGGGTAATGTATAATCATATTGAGAACACTGAACAGTATATTGAAAGCAAGCAATGGGAGATCTCATCACTGGTATATTCATTCAGCCCACCTGCACAGTTCAAGACACCCGAGTTTCAAGAACGTATGAATAAGTGGGTAGCAGAGATCATTGGTCGTATGGCCAGTGTTCGTAAGCTATATAATCGTAAAGACAAGGAGAAGTAATGTGGTTAAAAAGATTGTTCTGTGTCTTGCTGGCATGGTGTTGCTTGTCGGTTGCTGTAGCACAAGAAGAGCTGACAGACAGATACTTGAGTATCAGAGACAAATTGATCAGCTTGAAAGCGAACTCAGAGCTCGTGACAGAGCAATTAATGCAGGTGTCCGAGAACTTGAAGCTATCGCAGAAAGAAGCAGAGGAATGGAAGCAGACATCGACGACATTATCAGAGAACTTGATGAGTATCAACGAGCAGTTGAACGACTCATACGAGACTATAGAAGTGCAGAAACAGGAACTGAGTCACAAGAATAAGGTCCTGACTGTACTTATTGTTATACTTGCTATCAGAATCATGGGTATGATAACAGGATATATAATCTATGCTAAAGGAGTCAAGCTCCCCAGATGGCTTGATATATTACTGTAATGGGACTTAAAAATGTAATTGATGCAGCTAATAGATATGCTGAAAATAGTGATATACTTGATAAAGTAGCTGCAGGTGAAATAGAACATTCTTCACCAGAAAACAAACAGCAATGGAATTACTTTGTCAGTAGTAATGACTCTGCAGACGATACACATACAATATTTGATATTGCTGTAAAAAATCTTAAAGCAAATGGTAAAGAAGTTAACTCTGAAAACTTACAAAAGTTTTTTGATAATATTCTGCAGGTATATGAGTCAAAGGAACAAAGCTCTTCACCTGAGCAGATACAGGATCTAGAGAAAGAGTCTACTAAAAATATTATCGATGGAATACAGGGGGTAATGTAATCAGTGTCGGTGATATAGCTGACTTGATATATAAACAATAAGGAGATAACTATGAGTAAGAAAACATTGGGAATTATTATCGGATGTAACACTGCTGTGACCACAGCTGCTGTTACTTGTGTATCATTGATCTGGCCGGATAAAGCACCAGTTATCAATGGTATCATCGAAGCTGTATCAGGCTGTATCAACGGTATCTGCCTTGTGTTCCTTGAGAATAGTACAGTACAGAAGAAAAAGAAATAAGGAGTGGGTATGAGCCAAAAGTCTAACTTTGAGTTTATACATAAACTCTTAAGCTGTCTTGATATGATACAGAAGCATATAAATGAACCTGATGTAATTCAGAGTATTCTTAGTACAGTTTTACCGGATGATAATATCTTAGACTTCCCTGAGGTTAGAGAAGACTTAGGTATGGCTAATCTGTCTAGTGCTGTACCAGATAATGAGCTAAGAGATGAATATCTTGATAAAGCCATTAACAAAGCATCTGAGCAGGAACAAGCACTGAGAGAAGCTATGGATACGGAGGGTAAAACAAATGAACCTGTTACAAAAGATACTGGCATGTCTGAGCAGGAACAAGAACTTAGAAACATCTTCGCAGCGCTTAAGGACGACCCGGGTGATAACCGATGGGAGGACTAGAGTGAAGTTCAAGATTGACTATATCCCTGAAGGTTCTAAGTGTGATACAAACCGACCATTGGATATTGCTACTACAGTAACGATCCATTGGATCGGTCCATACCCGGAGCAGACACCAGAGCAGGTTCGCAAGTACTGGATCGACAGTAAAGGCGAAGCATCTGCTCATTTCATTATTAAAGATGATGAGTGCTTGCAGTGCTGGCCAATCAGTAAAGCTGCCTGGCATGCTGGATGTCCTTCTGGTAACTATTCATCAATAGGCATTGAGGTAGTACCAGAAGACAAAGAAGGAAGATTCAGTGATGCTTCAATAGCAACATTGAAAGCATTACTTGATAAATATTTTAAGGACTTGCCGTTGGTAAGACACTATGACTGGTCAGGTAAACGTTGTCCAGAGTACTATGTAGATGGTAATCACTGGCAAGAGTTGCTTGAAAAGTTAGGAAGAGGATAGGAGGAATTATGAGTAAAGTAATTCAGAATAAAGGTGGCATCGGTGTAGGTGCACCTTACGATATACCGGGTTACGAGTATGATCCGGTAACAGACAAGTTTAAGGATCTTGCCACAGGTAAGACCTTTGACAAAGATGGAAATGCAAAGCTTGAAGACAATAAAAGCTTTACAGTAGATACAAATGGCACGATCGTTGTTAATCCTTCTGCTACTTATGATGGTATGAAGAAGGTAACACTCAATGTACAAGTACCAGAAGCAGAGCTTGAGAACAACAAAGCTGCTACAATCGACGTATCAGCATACACAGACCCTGTAGAGGTTACCCCTACTGCAGGTAAAGACGGAATGAAGAAAGTAACAGTATCCCTGTCAAATATCCCAGCTGGAGCAAATATGCTCTATGCTTGGGAGATGTCAAATAATGTCGTATGCTATTTAGATGTTGGAGTTGCGACAACAACAGGTAATGATGTAAAGATGCTTAATATACAACAAAATAGAAGTATTGTTATTAATTCGTTGTTATTCGAGGGTGATGTTTATGCTAAAGTATCAGATACTGAATTTACAGTTTCTTATGAAGGTAGTGGTGAAACAGTCACAGAGACATTTACTCGTGACCCAACAAAAGATGTGGAAGTTTGGAATGCTCCACCTGAAGTAGAAACCACAAAGCAGGCTACTATTGATGTATCAACATATGACCCAAGCAACAAACCTGTTATTACACCTACTGCAGGCAAACAGTCAATGGCTAGTGTAGAAGTTACATTAAGCAATATCCCAAGTGGTGGCGGTATGACAGTAGTACCACTTGATGTAAGTGTCAGTGATTTACCTAGTTGGTTTGATGAAGACCCTTATACTCCTAACTACCCTGATTATTATGATTCAGTGCCCCCATCAGGAGTAGCAATATCTATGAATATAACGAATAGAATGACATTTCTTACTGCTACAGGTGATGGCACTAGTTCTATACATGACTTATTTGTAACTGCTTGTGGTGGTGATTCAGACAAAGAAGAAGTTCTTTCTAATGCTTATAGTCAATGTGTTGCACTTATAGCCTACACAGATACACAGTTTGCGTGGGCAGGACATTATTATGGTGGTTAATTAAGAAGACAAAAACCTGTTCCTCCAAGAAAAAGGTTTGCCCGTGGTATGGTTCTCCTTGCCATGCCACGGGTTTTTTATTTATAGAGGGTGATCCTGATACCAGCAATCGAATGCAAGAAGCAACTGAGGGTATCTTTCCTCGAACCAGGCTCTTACCATAGCACACCACTGATGCATGTTGTCTGAGTCTCCAGGACCACAGCGTCTCTGTATCATATACATCCACTGACGGATATTTGTAGTGATGATAAGGTTAGTTGCTAAAGCATTTGGTAACACATCTCTTGCAGAACTTGGTGGTTCACCAGAGTTAAGCAGTGCATGATAAGCTATTTCTGCTTGTCTATAAGCACTAGTCTTATTGCTAACTACACCTGTTTGCTCTTTTGAAATAGCATCAGGGAATGAATCTATGAATTCACATTCCTGGAACTTCTGATAGATGGTACTTGACTGCTGGAATGCGCAGTGTCTGTGTCTCACAAGAGCATGTGATACTCCACGGTCAACAGTACACTTGAGTGTAATAATAGCATGCTCGAATGGAGTGTGATGTCCACGTTTGATACAGTTCAATGCACGCTTGACACAAGCATCAAGATCTCTTGAACTGTTATAACACTCACCAGCAATGTTTCCAACATAAGCTAACAGGTCTTTTTCATTCAAGAACTGCAGGCCCATTTCTTCAATCTTCATCGGTATAAGTTTCATTTGCTACTCCATAATTTAAGAATAATATAAAGTATAAAAGCTACAAGTGCTACACCTAAGCTTATCCATACCGGTGCAAATACCCAGATCCACTTCCAGGTAATTACTTTACACAGTTTAAGTATCATAAACACTATTGTAAGTACCCACGGTAATCCGATACCACCTAATTTTGAATTGTTATCACTCATTTTCCTGTACTCCCGAACCCACCGGTTCTTTCTGCATTCTCCCTTTCCCAATCAGCTACCTGCTCGCATGGCACGCATTCAATCTGAACTACTCTTGTATCTCTATCGAGAACCACAGGCTCTTTGCCAAGATTGATAGCAATGAAATGTACGTGCTGTCCTGAGTAGTCAGAGTCAATGATACTTGTCGGTGACATAATACCATAGTTATAAAGCAAACTTGAACGCGGGTACATTACAAGTTTCTTGCCATTCGGAATTTCAAACCCAACAAGCAAGTCAATACTAACCACTTCACCTGGATTAAGATTGATTGCTTTTGGTAAAGACATATCAGCGCAAGCTGCTTCTTTTGTTTTGTATACAGGTGTTTTACCTGTATACCCGTTCTCATCTGTAAATAGAATTGGTTTACAATAGATCATTTTATCCTCCTTATGTATATCCCTTCCGGATATTCAAATATTTGTGATGCAATATTATATGCTGCTTTGATTCCCAGGTTAACTTCCAAGGTACCAGCCTCAACTTGTATCTCAGTAGTTACCCAGCCATAGACTTTGTAAATGTGCTTCATCTTTCTACACCTCCAAGTTTATCAGCTGATTTTTCCCAAGGCTGTGAATAATACCATTCACTGTCCTTGTGAAAGATCCTTGAATAAATATTACCAAGCATACTAGGCAAACCAATGATGATAAGATATAACGGGCCTAGATACATTGACTGTATCTGGTGGCCATGTTCATGCTTTACAGCAACATCAAGCAAGTCTATATACTTCTTGTATATAGGGTCAAAGATAACATAGTTACCAAGCGACACACCAGCCCTAAACAATGATAGAAAATATATTCTGTATTCTTTACCATCATTACATATATAAGGCCATCGTTCTGCACGTCTTGATAATACCCAACCGGCAATATTCTGTGGGAACTGCCACAACCATAATAATACTTTCTTCATTAGTGTGTCTCCTCTTCTTTAGCATCTAACTTAAGATTATCTATCAACTCATCATATAATCTGTCTAGTTCTTTCTTGTGAGCATCTATAGACTTAAGTATAGATAAGTAATATAACTTTTTTACAGGGTCCATCTCTTTCTCCATTATAGCTTTTGCAGCTACTATTAACAGTTCTCTACTACTACTCATTAGTGTGTCTCCTTATAGTCTTTATTAAAGAACGCAGGATCAAAGTTACCTACCTGCATTTCTTTGTATATATCATCTGACCAGTATCCCCAGTTAGGACCCAGTTCACATGAAGCCTTGATAGGTACTTTAAGTCTGTCTTTATATACCTCACCCATGATCTGTTGCAATCTCACTGCTGCTTCTGTTCCAGCTTTCGTGAATGGTACAGAGTTAACCTGCTCATCGTGTACTAACAAGTGAAGCATAAGTATGTCGTATATACCCTCGTCCCAGGCAGTAAGTAATGCCTGCTTAAGAATATCAGCTGCTGTACCCTGAATAAGTTTATTAAGCATCTTGTATAAGAAGTCATTAACCTTACCTGTTGCTGGATCAAACTGTGGTTTAGGTTTATGAAGTCTTCTGCCACCCATCGTATCAATGAATCCCTGGAGTTTTGCAACGTCCTGGCATACTTTCATCGTGTCTTTAACAACCGGGAACTTAGCATGATAGTTGTTATATATTTCCTGGGTGAATGCTGCAACGTCTTTACCTTCTTCTTTAGCAAGCTTCTCAAACAGTACATAGTTCTTTTCCATTGCTGTCTGCCAGCCCATACCATAGATACAGCCATAGTTAAACGTTTTAACAACAGGACGGTATGTGATACCAGTCATACCCATTACAATGTTATGAAGATCTGCACCCTCACGCATCTGTTCTCTGAACCATTCTGCTTGTTGACCTTTAGCAAAGTGAGCAAGCAAGACTGCTTCAATCTGTGAGTAGTCCATAGCAGCAAGCATCATACCTTCTTCAGGCAGGAACAGTGATCTCATATCCTGTGAGAAGTCTTCACCGTGTCCTTTGTTTCTTGCTGGAATCTGCTGTAAGTTAGGATCACGACAAGAGAACCTTCCTGTTACTGTACCACCATCTTCACGTTTCATAGGTAAGAATGTACAGTGTATTCGTCCATTGACAACAGATCTTGTCAATGATCCCTGTAGGAACTTAGATAAGATTGCGTGATAATTTTTATACTCAAATATAACAGGTATTACAGGATGATGAATACGGACTAATGCACCTTCACCCCAGGACTGATTACCAGTTGGTGTCTTAACAGGTGAATAGATACCCATAGCATTCATTGCTTCACCAAGTTGCTTAGGACTGTTGATTACTGAACCTGATATACCATATCGTTTAAGAAGTTCCTGTTCAACTTCTCTTTCTTTACTGGCAACCTTTTCAATTAACTCTTTAGCACGTACCTCATCAAAACGTATACCTGTCTTCTTCATTCTTAATAAGATAGGTGTAAGTCGTACTTCCATATCATAGACTTTCTGAAGCTTTTCCATCTGCTTCTCTTGAGCATGATACAGTTCATAAGTTGCTTTACAGTCTTGCAGGTTATACTGCTTCATAAGTCTACGGCCTTCAGGATCTGCCCAGATAACCAGAGCATTAGACCACACATTACCTTTGTAACTGTTAGCTATTAAAGCTGTCATCTCTGCATCAGATAAGTCACAGGTCTCACCAGTCTCAGGATTAAATACCTGATTACCCTGGATCATACCTTTCTTGAATCCTTTAGCACAGCCTTTCATTTTCTCTTGCCAGGTATCATACCATGCTTCAATAGTCTCATTCTTATTCTTACCTTTAAGACCGAGTCTCTTACAGCAGTCATCAAGAGCAAGCGACTGGTACTCATCAATCAATGCAGCACGAGTCATTGTATCGTGACAGGTTCCTTTGACATTCATATCATAACCACAATAGAGCCAGGGTAAATCATAGCCTATTCCGTTATGAAAGATCTTTGGCTCATCAGACTCAATGATCTCTTTACAGAACGCAATATCCTGTTCATCATCAAAGTCAAATACCTGTTCGATGTGTTTTCCATTGAATTCGCCGTAGGCACCACAGCAAAGAACCCGGCCATCTTTCCGGATAGACCCGTCGCCTAGTTCATGCAGGTTAGGGTCATAGGTTTCAATATCCATTGCTACCATGCTATTTCCTCCATAGCTAGAATAAAGTGGGATTTTTAACGAGATCCCGAACTCGTGCTCAGTAATGGGTGGGAGGGAATTACTGAACTATGTATTGGTTGCACGCCAACGGCGTATAGCGCCCCCAGGGTGTCGGACCCCGATACTACTGTTACCGAACAGCAAAAGACACGCAAACAGAATCGCCACTCCAGGAGAAAGTGTTGGAAAAACCTGGAGTGACTCGCTTTCGCTTACTGCTTTCCGGTCAAGCAGCTGACCAGCCATCACAATTCGGAGTGTTTATTGGCAACCACCAAATGGTTAAAATACAACATTATCATTTTCTGGTGCTTCTGAATTAGCTTCTTCTTTCTTCTTGCTGCTGAGTATCTCAACATTGAGACATCTTACCTGAAGCTCAGCTTTGTTGTTACCTTCTTTGTCAGTCCAAGTATTGATCTCAGGTTCACCACAGCCTGCAACAAGTGCACCTTTAGTAAACATAGGAGCAAGAGTATCAACCTTGTCACCCCATACATTTACCTTGATCCAGTTTGTTTTCTTATATTCACCATAGCCTGTATTAATAGCTACAGACATTTCCATAACCTTCTTGCCGTTAGGTGTGGTCTTTACAACAGCATCACTACCAAGACGGCCTGTAAATAAATACTTACTTAAGTCTGCCATCATCAGCCTCTCTTTCAAAGTGTAGCAAGAACATAATGTTACAAGCTACATGCTCAAGGTGAGATAGTCCTGACTCAGGATCAATCTGCTCACCTCTTCTATATGCCATCAAGTGTCTCATAGCTGCAGCATAATATCTGTCTTCAGCATCTTCAACACCTTGCCAATTATTAGGTTCATACTTCTGAGCACCAAAAGTAAGTACCTTACCTACTGACTCAATGAACTCAGGTTCAATGAGATCAAGTCTATTTTTATCCTGATCGTTCTTACGACCTGTTTGTATCTGATTATTAAACATCTGTTCCTCCAAGACAAAAAGACTCCCAGTCAATTAAGACCAGGAGTCTGTATCAATTACTCAGCGTCAGCTGTGTCTGCTTCAATGTTCTCAGTGATTGAGAGAACTTCTTTAGAGATGTAGTCAAGCTGAGGTTTGATGTTGTCCATGAAAAGATCCTTAGGTACTACTGAGTCTTTAGATACCTTTGTGAATCTTGCAATCTTTTCTGTTGGTTTAACAGGGTTCTGTACCAATTCAAGATGCAGGTTCCAGGTGAAACCAAAGATTGGTGCATGTGCTCCGTTTGGCAACAGGCTTGTCTTAAGCTGTGTGTTCCAAGATTTACAAGCACGCATAGATCCAACAGTTGGGTTGAAGTAAAGTACTCCAGCTTCAGGGTGATCAGGCAACATAACTGCATATACATACAGTTCCTGAATCTCATTACCAGAATCAGGATTGATCATCTTAGGATAACCTCTTCCTGACTTAGGCTGCTGTACAGTAACCTGAATACTGTTTGGTGCATAACGACCAACAGTTCCGAATGGTGGTTCAGAACTTCTTTCACTCCAGATAGTTCTGAATGCCAATGCAACAACACGAACAGTGTCACCATAGTTTTCATTGGTTGCTGTGTTGCGCCAAGTACCTGCAGGATTGTCTTCTGATTCAGACTGTGATCCTGGCTGTACAATGCTCAAGTACGCTGTAGACTGTTCGTTGGCAGTGATCTGATCAAGTCCCTGTCCTTCGTACTCTTCAATAAAGCTCATGTCTTCCGTCATAAGTTCCTTTGCTCCGGTCTGCGGAGTTGATTTAGTTGTAGCCATAATAGCCACCTCCATAATTAGTATATTTATATTATACTGCACTAACAGTAAATATAACAGTTTCAATTGAAAATGTTTATAACTGCTTCAACATTTTCGCTTCAAGTGTTTTAGGGATCTTGCCTTGTGCTATGCTCATCATTTCTGGTATCGTACAATATATCCATCTACCAAGAGTCCTTGCACCTTTAAGTATGTCTGTAGGTATAAATGCAATGAACTGGCCTTGATTATATGTAGAAGGTAAGTTTGATTTCTCTACGATAGTAAACTCTTCTATAGTAAACTGATCATTCATACATACACGATTTACCATTCTATGTGCACCACCTGAAACATTAGTAATGTTTAAGTATGCAACGGGCACAAAAGGAAATACCTGAACATGTTTTATTGGTGAACGCACCGGTGTATTAGTTGTACGATACATAAGTCCTGGTGGAACGTCATCTCCTGTAATAGGGTACACACCGGTACCTGTCACATAGAGATCATCAATCTTATCCCAGAACCTTCTTACTGGTTCTATATATGGATGTAACTTAGTGGCTAAGACATACTCCCATACAGGATCATCATACTTTATAGGATCACTCATTCTTTATTCTCCCATTGTTCGTTATAGTCATCGATCTCTGCATCCATCTGCTTGATCAATGCAGCATTAGCACGAGACTTCCAATAACCTATCTCACTCTTCTTCTTATAGTTCACAAGCCCATCAGGAATCATCTTATCCCAAATATCATTGTGACTATACCCAAGTACCCTGAGTAAACGGTATGTTGGGAAGAATAATCTTTGCCTATCCCCGTCGTACTCTTTAGCCGACCAGAAGCGTCCAGTAATGATGTCCCCTGCTGCTTTCTGATACTCTTGTCTTGTCGGGTACAACGGTTTTCCGTTTCGTTTTTCAATTTCTGTGAGCGGCCTGTTTTTCCATTGTACATATAAAGGTCTCCAGTCTATTGTATATATGTGTCGCCAATCCTCTGCTACTAACTTCTGTTCACCTTCTACTAACAAATCATACTTCGCAGTTACACGAGGTAATGTTAATGGTGATCTTGTCAATCTTGCAGGGTCAGCTGTACACTCATCGAACACAAGCACGTTACTTATATTATTACACAAGTAAGCATGCAACCATTTGTACTCTTCAATCGTAGCAGGACTATCTGCTACTCTTATCAAGAGATGATAAGACTTGGCACCAGAATAAACAACACGAGCAACTATACCTTTATTAAACAGGTTCATACTTTCTGTATAAGAAGTCTTTAACCTTTCTTTATAAAGCTCAGATGCTTTTATTGTAGCACCGGCACCATACTCATCTTTATATTCTTCAGCAATCTGCTGCTCAAGTTTAGATTGTATTGCAGAAGGTGTATCTGATTCAAGCAAGAATGTGTCCATATACTGTACGTGCTGTGACTTGTCTGTTAGTGATGTAGTACCTGGCTGCATCTCATTTACTGTTTCAAAACAACCTTCCTCATTAGGTTTGAAGTTCTTATCAACTCGTAACCTTTTACCTATTCTATCCGGAGTAGTAAGTACAGATGTAACTTGTGCTTCTACTCTACCAAAAGGAATATGTTTCATATCTTCTACAAGACAGAACTTAGCTGCAGCTGCTAACCTGTACCTACCTTGTACATTAGTAAAGCCACCAAGCAATGGTTCCATATCAGGAATTATTGCAAGGCCATACTCAGAGATCAACCACGGACCACAATCATATATTGTACGTTCAACAACTGAATGTGTGAATGGTTTATTAGTACTTGCTTCATAGAACACAAGTGGACGACACAAAGCAATAAACTTAGCATGCTCTTTGAATGGTGGTACATATTGCATTGCACCAGTATAAGATATAATGTTACTAAGTTCCTCATCCTTTAATGATAGTACTACTTTGTTCTGTACCAAACTTTCCTTAATGAATGGTGCAAGAGCTCGCAAGATACTTTCAATCTCTGTTGCTTCAGAAGTACGCGGTAATGTAAAGCATCTATTATAAGCTGCTGTCTTAGGAAACTGTCTAAGCTTCACAGCTGCTATATCTGCTCTACTAAATAGCTCATGTTTGAATTGTGCAATCAGTTCTGCGTCTTCCTGGAATGGAACACCTACCTGATTTTGTTCACCATCATAGCCATATAGTTTTGTAAATACTTCATCAGCAAGCTGTGACTCTTTCCTTGTAAAATGTTCATCTGCTTCCATAATCATAAACCTTCGTTGATCTTCTCTACCATCAAACTTAATCGGCACGTCTTTGTTTGTTGTCATTATAAAGTCTGTATACGACTCCTGGTAAATAGGATCTACGCCTTTTAGTTCCTTTCGGATTGTAGTTGCTGTTGCACGAGACTTTAGCGCACCAGCTGGGTTGCGTCTGTCCTCTAGCTCCTTCTCTTCTTGACACACAATCAGAGCATCCGCATAGTCCGCATTGAATCTCGCAGTAGAATCGTACTGATCGGACACAATTACATTTTCCTTGCCAAACAATCCCTTGCATATAACCTCCGCAAATGTTGTCTTACCAGATCCCTGTGCTCTTGATACAATTATCGGTACTACTTGAGTTTTAATAGTAGGATACAAAAGCTTGGCACGTAACCAAGCAAGCAACCACATACTGCACTCACCCGCAATATGATTGATGTACGTGTATATATGTGATGTATCTCTGCCAGTCTCTTTCGCGTACACAGGGAAGGGTTTTGCAACATTAAACGCATCTTTTTGCGCACTATAGAATCCAGTAGGAACTGTGTAATCACGGTAGTACAGAGGACGATGAATCCCGTCAGACTGCTCAGCAGCAATATAAGCCTTAGCATAATATTCATACCCCTTTGGAACCCAGTTCCTTCGCATAACTTTATTGCCCTGTCTCTCTTCATAAAAGAGAATGTTACCATAGTACGAATCAAATGATTGTGCTGTCATAACTTCTCCCTTATGAGAGATACAGAAAAACTTATGCGACATGTTACTAAACAACAGCTTGTCTAATTGATGGTCATGTGCCCACTCAGCGGCTTGCTTTGCATCGCCAAATCCCTGGCCATTATGCAATTCAATTTCACCATTCAATATCTGCATCTGTTGTTCTGCTGATTGATAAGTCACACCATAGACATTATCATAAAGCTCTTGTTCAGTCATGCCAACTTCCTATTCAATTCGTTCTACACTTGTTACAATTACCTTATATGCTTTTGACATATTCAAGAATGTAGGATAATCATTCTTGTGATCCTGTTCAGGTTCATACATTTCAAGATACACACGTGAGTTAATGAAGTTAACAAACTGCTGCTCAGCTGCATGCTTAATTGTAGGATCATCAGGATCCAGTTCTTTAGGTACACCTGATACGTAAACAATAGTATATACACTACTGTCATCTACCTTAAAGTTAACTTTGAATGGAACTACCTTTGTATCTACTTTCTGTCCTGCCATATCTTTGGCCATTTTGTTTGCTTTGTTACTCATAATTATACCCCCAGTTTCATAAGTCTGTTAAACTTAGAATCAATCTTTTTGCCATTCATGTGTGAACCACCAGTACGATTTGTGTGCCGACGCACTTTACCATTTCTAGTATGTCTTGTTGTTGCCATACTATTCTCCTTTTCTTATTTTTATATCTTCAATGATTAATCTGCTTACATCTTCCGGTGCAAACAACATTATCCGTGATCCAGCTTTACACTTAATAAAATCTTCATTAACAAAGGCATCGTGTAAAGCATTAACTATAGAACCTTTAAGCTCTGCTTCAGATGTACTGACAGGTACATCAGCTAAAGAGAAAGATATAGTAACTAAACAAGACTCACAGTGTTTGAAGTAAAGTTGTACATTTACATCAAGTGTTACTTCTTCAGTCCTCATCTTCTCCATATCATCGTCTTTGATGTCAAGTTCTTCTGGAGACATTACTGTTACATTCTCATCCATTCTATTCTCCTTCTGGCATTACCAGCTCTGCATAAGATACTTCCTGAAAGTGAATACATGCAGGTATATCTTCTGCAGTAAACTTTTGTACACCACCTTTAAGACCAAGCCCATCCATCAAGAACGCTTTAAGTGAGTTAGTGTTGATGTCATTCTTTTCTGTGAATGGAATACCCTCTGCTTTAAGCTTTTCAATATCTGCCTGATCTACATTAGCAACAGACTTAATGAGATGCTCACCTTGGTTCTTACGTAACCAATCTGACATCACTCTTCTGTCTTCTTCATTCTTATTAGGCTGGCAATAGTATTTATGCTGCACATTAATTTGTCCACCGTTTGCAAGTGTAATGCTACTTAAACCTACACTAAACATTTCCTGTGGCAGGATTACATTAGCAAAGTGTTCATACTCTTTCTTTGCCTGGTCTGCTACTGCCTGAGCTTCAAGCATCTTAATTCTAAGATCCTTTAACTGCTCACCCATCTTTGAGATGTTCTGAAGTACTTGTTTGTCCTGCTTATTAACTTCCAAGTACGAAAGATCATCAGCCATTGTTAACCTCCTTCATTGCTTTAGCCATAAACTCTTTATCCTGCAACTTGCTTTCAACATCAGATGTAGTTGTATCAAGTAACTTTTTCTGTGTCTCTAAGCTAGTCTGGAATACACTTGAAAAGATATGCATCTTCTGTTCTTCAGTAAGTTCAGAAGGCATATCCTTTTCAACCATCTCAAAGGACTTTACTGCTGTATTATATAAGTTATCACACAGCTTATTAATCCCGTCTCTAAGTTCTTTTTTCATACTATCAGTCATAATCTATAATAATATCATAAAAATCAGTGAACTAAATATTTCAATTGAAAAATAAATATGACATTTATATTAGTTCAAACTTCCTGTCAAACTCACTTTGCTCACGGCAAAAGAATTCACCATCTTTATAATATAGAACATACTTCTTTTCTTCACGTCCATTAGTACATTCTATTATATCACGCTTAAGCATGTAGTATCTGTTACCTGTTTTCTTATGCGTAACAGGTGTAGCTGCAAATGTTATTCCCATTGATCTTCCTCCCTATTATGTATGATCCTTGGTGGGTTATACATTATCATTAGCTTCATTATAGTTTCAAGACGCTGGATGATGCCAGGGTCATGTCTATAGAACCTGAACAACCAGTGAACAAACTTATGTGTATCTTTATTAAGAGGAAGGAACTTATCCTCTTTACTAAGATCCATATAATGTTTGTCATTCATATCCAGGTGATGCAGGTTCCAGGTTCTGGTTAATTCTTTATGTGTAAGAGCATCCTGTTTGTTGTATCTCTTACGCATCTTCTGCCGGAAGTTAGACCACCGTTTAGACCGTCTGAACTTTTGTTTCTCTTCTGCTGTCATGACAATCTCCTCATGTCTTCTTCCTTGATTAATGATCTAGGTACATGATATATCTTGTTAGGCTGCTTGTCTTTAGTAAGAAGAGCATAGGTAATACCTGCAATCCTACTGCATCCAAGAATGTGATCACAAGAAGCAATCAACTCTTGCGTTGCTGGTGTAGACACAGGATCAGCCTGTTCTGCATATTCTACTTCAGCAGCTTCAGGATCGAATTGTTTGACAGGTTGCTTTGGTTCTTCTGCTTCACTCTCATCCTGCACATACACTATCTCACCTGTATTAGGATCAAGCTGAGGAGTTCCCTTTGACTTTGATTGTCTAGGAGCTTTAGGCTCTGAAGATCCTCTACCACGATACTCATTATACAATGCCTTTTCTTCTGGTGTAAAGTATTTAAATACAATCTTTACATCTTCTCCCGTTGATACTCTGACACGTGGCCAGATCAACTTACCATCTACCAGAGCTGCCTCAACAGATCTTGGCATATCTGATGATAACTCTTCACCAGTACCAGGGTCTCTGAAGTACCCTGAACTGTTTGCATAAGCCGGATCAAATCCCATTATACTACCTCATCAATCTGCTTGTCACGAATATAATCAAGCAAGTTCTTTTTCATTGCTAAAGCTCTGTTGATTGTTTCATCTACCTCCGCTGCAGTATAGTCAATGTAAAGACACTCATGAGTCTGACCCATACGGAACGTTCTGAATTCAGACTGCTGCCTGATCTCCATACTGAATGTGTTAGAATAGAACAATGTTGTATGTGCAACCTGCAGGTTAAATCCTCTATGGATCTTTGTACTGTTAGCAACAAGTACATCTATCTCTCCTGCTTTCAATGCATCAACACCACCTACTACTTTCCATCCAGTAAACAAACCTGTACGATAACCTGCCTTCTCACAGAGATCAAAGATCTTTGCTGCTTCAGCAGAGTACCGTGTAAGAATAAGCAATGGCTTATCAACTTCTGCAACGTCACGCATTAAAGCATCAAGCTTAGGATTTGATTCTCCAAGCCATACTACTTCACTTGGCATGACATCAAAGTTATAATCAAGTCCACCTTCCTGATCAATGAATCCTTCGAAGTCGATTTCATCCAATGCTTTCTGCCCCATAATAAATCCAGAAGAGATCTGCTGTAACCTGAGATTTACTACCAGCTTGTTTCTTGCTGTAGCTGTGTACTGCCCGTACTGTGCCAAGAGATCTTTCTTCATAGAATTATATACAGCTTTCTGTGTATCAGACATTTCAACCCGTCTTTCTATATAACGGATAGGTGGCATGTCCACACAATCAGTAAGCTTACGGAACATTGCTATTGGTTCTAGCAATTGCTTTAGTTCATCTGCATGTTTGTAGGGACCAAGGAACTTATTCTGATGAGCAATAGTCATATAAGTATCTTCAGTACAACCAAAGACTTTACGTGCTTCATCATATGTCTTACAGTTCTTAATGCCCTGCCAAGTATTCTCTGTAAGTAGTACATCAATATCACGTGCACCTGCTGCAGTCTCAACAGTTAACGTTGTAAACATACCATAGTGCGCACGGAATGAGTAATAGTTCCTATTAAAGAAGTTAGGGTGAACAAACTCTATGATCGCCCACAGATCCATAGGACCATTAGTTACCGGTGTACCAGTTAATACTGCACGGACCGGACACTTCTTCTTGGAAGATACAACTGCTTTACCACGTCTCTGTACATCATTAAACTCATACAGAATACGTTGAGAACGTTTGCTGCTTGGGTTCTTGATTGATGTTGCTTCATCAACAGCAATCATATAAGCATCAGAATTAGCCCAATCAACAATCGCTTCCCATTTATGTGGCTGAGAAAACGTATCAACATTAACAGACACAAACTTAAACGAGTTGTCAAACTCAAAAGGATATAACTCTTTCTGTCCACCACGACCCCCCACGCACTGTGCTTCAAAGTCTATTGTAAGTTCCTGCCACATCACACCGTCATGATCCTTGTCAACACCATTAACAAGTTCATCATACCATTGCTTGTGTACATCGTTAGGTGCAATAACAAGTAACCCTTTAATCTCACCACGCTTGAACTTTTCCTGTGCAAGATAAAGTGTAGTGAAGGACTTACCACATCCCATCTCAAAGAACAATGCTATATCATCTTGTCTGTCGAACTTTTTGAATGCTTCTTGCTGATGTTCATAAGGTTCAAGATGAGGGCGGGAAGAGTCATAATAAACGGTAACAGGCTTTGCAGCGTTCCTCTTCGTTCTGACTCTCTTTGGCTTCTCTTCTGTTCCTGTTGCAGGTGTTTCATCTGCTGTTGGCCTGGCTGCATACTTCTGGAACTCTTGCCATACAGGGATGTCTTCTTCGTCAGGTTCCCATAACTCAAATCCAAATTCATCTGTCATACTTCCTCCTTTAAGAATTGCTCTGCTTGTTTTTTAATGTCTGAATAAAGCCAATGGTCTTTATTGTACTCTAGCAAGTCTTTTATAATTTCTTTTGCCTGTGCGAGTTGGTCTTTTGTATCAAATACCATATTTCTATATTTATCTCTTTCTTCGGTAAGATATTTGTTATCTGCATTTAGTGACTTATTAAACATTGAGCCTGCAGTAAGAGTGGCTTTCAGTTCTGCGTTTTCCTTTTCAAGTCTTTCGATACAGATTGCCTGTTCATTATTGAAAGTGCGTAATGTTCCAACTGTCATTTCAAGTTCTTCAATACGCTTTTCTCTAGGTTCTGCACCGTTAAGATAACCTCTTGTATAATCAAATTCACCTTCTACATCCCATTGCATATGGTCTGTGTTATCGAGATAACTCTGCTTTGCTTCTTTCTCAAGGTCGTCCATTCTTGCAGATACAACATCAAGGCTTTCAAGTGTTACCTTTTCGGTAAGTTTGTTTTTCAGTTCTGCATTTTCCTTTTCAAGTGTATGAAAGATACAATTGTCTTGATTGTAAAGACAACAAGTTCCTTCTCCGTTTCTATGTGTGCATAATTCAAACTTGCAAAATCTTTTTACAATTTCTTCTTCTGTCATTTTCTCAACTCCTAATCATCATCTTCAGGTGGATCAGGGTAATCTGGTTCTGGATCTTCCCAGTCACAGTCATACCAGTCAGTGTGCCCTTCTACTTCTTCCTCGATTACTTTGCCGATCTCTTCCTGGTGTTCATTGTAGATGTGGTCTGCTTCTGATTCTTCAATGTAGTTACCATCAAGATCCATGATGTTTACTTCCAGGATCTCGTCCAAGAACGGTCCTTCCATATCTTCTTCATCAGGATAACCTGGATCACCATTAGGCATATACATTCTGCCCTTCTGAAAATAATAATCACCTGTTACTGATACAGAATACTCAAGCAAGTATTCATCCCACACTACTGTACCATTAACTGTACCTTTCATACAAGTTTTACTCATTCCCATACTCCTTCAGATAAGATATAAATACAAGAGTCAGTAAGTCTCTTGCATCTTTCTTCTGTTTCTATCAGCTCCTGTCTTAACTTATGATTATCTGCTCTAAGACTATCTATATTATTGTCTATATTATGTATGTGCATTGACATAAACATTAAGAGAATAGCCTGAACTGTAATCAATAGATAAGCAAAGAAGTTAAATAATTTGTTTTCCATCTGCATCATGATAATCAAATATACTTGTAAAGGGCATGTACATACCTTTACTAGGGTTATCCCAGTCATGATAGAGTATGTACCATTCACCTTCTGCAAAAGCTATACCGGCAATACGTTTCTTGATACCATCACTATTAGCTACAGGTAGATCACCGTTAGCTTCTATAATCTTATCAAACAACAATGCCTTAGAATCAAGCTTAGGACATACATCATGATACCTGTCATGCTGTACACATTTACCGTTATTAAGAATCACCTTATCAAGGTACTCACTTCCAGCTCTGATAATATGTCCGCAGCATTCACAGACATAATTATTCCTGGCCTTACGAATCATTATATTTCCAGACATATACCAGCTCCTCTTGCTTCACTTACCATATCTTCAGTAAGCTCTAGATCTGTACGATAACTATAGCAGTCATGTACCCAATGCCATGTGCCTTCTTTCTTATACAAGAAGTCAGTTGAAAAATAATGTGATCCAGCAGATGTTACAGTAAAATAATGACCACCCTTTGTATCACAGTCATTACGGATAGTACACCAAGCGTTATACTTCTTGCTACTAAAAGACTTATAAACTTGATATAAATTACGTACACCATGGTTAATAAAACCTTTAATATAATCCTGCCACTGTTCAGTCTGTCTCTTCGTCATGCAGCATCTCCTTTACACTACTACTCATGAACTTAAGGTTCTTTAAAGTACCTGGTATAGATCCAGTTACCAATGAAACAATAGGATCATTATGAACACCATCACTTACAGCAAGACATACACTGAAGTCACCCATTGTAAACTCTTTTTTGTATGTCTTAGCAAGCTGCTCAATAACATCTGTAAACTTTGTGGCTTCTCTATGTAATGTTTCCTGGATCATTGTACAGATAGTGGCAACAGTATCTAGGTCCAGATCATTCCTATTAATTTCTACCTTTTCTTTTACAGCTTCTTTTGTGTACTTATCTTTGTTTGCCATCTTTACTTACCTCATAATAATTTTCATAGTACTCAGCACGTTTAATAGTAAACCGTGTACCATCTGTTCTCTCAAGTGTAACTAAACCATTACATGATTCAATTAACTTGTACTCTTTACCATTCCATTTGTTCCTGATTACCATTTCTTAGTGATCCTCCTTGATCTGCTGTAGTTGCAGTTCTTGTTTGTACAGATAGTAAGCATGTGCTCACCATCAAGATCAGGCTGTGATCTCAATGGGTAAGTACACTTTGGACATTGACGTAAAGGCTTAGATACCTTGGTTATCTTTCCTGTTGGTCCCATGATTCCTCCTAAATATAGTTTGTATAAGATTGAACACCACTCAGATCTCCTGATCCTTGTTGTGATCCCAATGCTAAAAAGTAACGGAGAGTGTCACACCAATCTGATTTGAGAAAGGCTTGATCATTCTCACGTTCACCTGACCTAATGATCGCAGCTGCTAGTTTCTTATAACCTTCAGCTGCTTTACCTAAAGTATTTTCTTGCATACTCATACCAGTATTCTGCTTCTTCATAGTTATTATACACCGGATTATATACATTCGGTGGCCAGAAATCCTCCATAAAGTATCTGTTAATATCTTTAAGAGCAGCCTGCGGTTCGATACATTCCCACGGTGTACCGGCATACTGTCTAACCCTTATGAACAAATGGTTCATAGTTCCACTTTTATTACGCACTATCTCACAGTTCTTAGGTTCATACTGTTTGTCCCAAAGTATCTTAAAGATACATGCGTAGTCCACACAATTTATTTCACCATCATTATTTATGTCACGTGCATACCTCTCAGTCTTATCTAATATATCTAGTATGTGTTTACGATACTTACCTGCTGCATAAGGTTCACCAGGTAATGTATACTTATAGTAGTCATAGTCCTCAAGGCTTTGACCAAACAGACTTGACCCCTGCACACACTGATACATACTAAAAAGAACTATAGCTACAATAAGTAATGTTATTATAGGACCTGCTATAATTTCTAACACTGCTCTTAACCAGTACTTAGCACTACACATAAGGTATGCTGCACCGGTTAAAGGTTCTTCTTGTGGTGGATCCCTGTCTGCAAGCTGTCTTGCTATTGTGTTGTTGACTCTTATCTTATCTATATCAGGCATGTTGTTTAAACAATTAACCTGCTGTGCATAAGTTGTACAAGTAGTACAGTCAGTCTCCTGGCAAGATCCATACTTCTTTCTTAAATGACAGTCAGTAATCGAAGTTGCTACTGCTTCAACTGCTTTATCATATTCTGTTTCAACTGATAGTCTACCCATATAATTCTCCCATAAAAAATGGGCTGCATGATTAACTCACACAGCCCATTCAATGCAGTACTACATTATATCACACTACATCTTAACGATGGTGTAAGTAGACTTACGGAGATCGGTCTTGTCTTCTTTGCATTCAACAATGATACCTTTCTCAGCCCACTTCTTACAGTAGTGGTCGATGTTTGTCTTACCCTTAAGTGTCTTTGCAAACACCTGATCAAGAGTAATGCTGTCACCAACCTTTGCATCAGGGAAAAGTGTGGCAAACAATCCAGAGTTACCTGAAGCTGCTGTAGCTTTTGGTTCAGCCAGACCTTCAAGGAATTTCTTGTGTTCGTCTGACAACTTGTCCCAGCCACCATTCTTCTTAAGGTCAGCTATCATCTTCTTAGCTCCTTCAATGTTAGCTTTTGCCTGGGCCTGTTTCTTTTCCTTCCAGCGCTTTGCAGCCTCTGCCTTAGCCTGTTTCTTTTCTTCTGCTTTTGCAGCCATCTCTGGTGTTACTTTAGCTTCTGCCATAGTAGTGTTCCTCCATGGTTCGTCGCATACCGCAGTCTGTACTCAACGAGTATCTTTATGACTGCATCTCACTTTGAACCATAAACTATATAATATTATAACCAAACAGATTATAACATATAAGTTTCAATTGAAATTATTTATAATCAATACCAATCATATTTGTGGTACTGCCATCTGATAATATATATATAGAAGGAAGATTAATTGTTTTGAATCGACTGTTCCTCCATAAACTTCTGCATGTCTCGTAGTCAATGGACACTAGCTTATACTTTTCTTCAGAACATTCTATCCTGAACCCTGTATCTTTAACGGATATACTGCATCTTCTTACTATTCTTTCCGGCCAGTCTAAAGGAAGATTAAGACCTGCTGCTGCATTATAAAGTACAATCTTTTCACTATCTTCTGGCACGTAAATCTTATCTGTATATCCAACTGATGTATAAAAACCATTAGAAAAGATACAAAGAAGAATAGCATACACATCCTTGGTCAAAGCAACAATCTTATTGACGTACTGATCTGCGTCTGCATTATTAATAGCAACAAGATCCGACACGATTCTACCTCCTGATTTATGAATGTTATATTTTTATTTTTGTTTACATTTTTCTATTTACATTTTATAAATTTTTTTGAAAACCTGAACTTGAATTATAAAATAAAATTATTTTTATTACATTCATAATTCTCCTTACAGTATCTTCAAACTTTCTTACGGTGTACTGGTTCCACTAACCTGTCAAAACCTGCTTCTGCCTCCTCGTCGTCGATAAACATCTTGCTAGAGCAATGGTCAAGGAGCATCATAATAAGTTTAAGTATCTGCATGTCACGTTTGGTGTGAGTACGTATTTCTTTTGCTGCACCAGGTGTACATGGATTACCGTTCCTGTCCTTATTATTAACTGCGTTCTTGTACCATTGCTCAAGCTCCGTCATACGAACAAGGATTCTTTGTATCATGAACTCCCTATCCATCTTCTTTCTCCTTACTGTTTAAGATTGTTGCTTCAAGAGTAAGTATTATATTTAACTTGCTGCAGTTAAATACTTTAAGATCTACAGTACTATCAAGAAGATCAGGGTTCCATAGACACTCAGGATCATAGTCAACATCAGGATAGAACTCAGCAACGAATGCATTAACATAATCCAGGTATGTATGCTTAACAGGTGGTACACAATGATCATGGATCAAGAAGAATTCCTGCATTGCATCAAGGATCCTGGATAATCTGAACCGCTTAAGATCCTCGTAGGTTATACCTGTAGGATTGTATACCCTGTTATCTTCAAAGGTACTGACCATCGGAATGATTATTATACCATCACAACAAGCTACAAGAGTCAAGCAGTTCTTTAATGTATGCTTACAAAAGTATTCAAACATCCAGGCTTTCTGTCCCGGTCTCCATGCTACCTTGATAACTTTACTGTAGATAGATATAGTAGGATCATTCTTTAATTCAAGGAATGTATCAACACCTCTTCCATCAACAAACATATCCGGTATACCATTACCAGTACCATGAGATTCAAGTCTGGTGACACGGATATGTTCCTTTCTTAATCTTGCTGTCAAAGCTTTGCTGAAGTCTGCTTCTGTTTTATACATCTTTGCACCTTACCTCTGATACAATATCACCACCGATCCAGTTACGTGATACAACATTACCTGTTGTAAAAGCCATGTACTCACGTACAAACTTGCTACAAGTATTACCCATAGCAAAGAATAAACTTGGTGTTACATCTTTTACTTCTGTTAATGTTGCCGGCTGATACGATACAGACAGACTGAAGCTTGAAATGTACCCGCTTCTATCTGTCTGGTGGAAATACTCTGGATGGTTCTGGTAGAACTCATTTGCTCTATCAAGCCAGCCAGACTCCTTAAGAAGAACATGCAAGTCTTTCATTAATTCATTACTGTTCATCATGTTTGAGCTCCTTGAAAACTAAATCAAGATGATCTGCTACATTGTTAACTGCTGTAACAAGATAATCTTCCCAAATACGAATACCATTTTCCATAGTATAATGAACACCTTCCTTTGCATAATGAGACTTGACCAGAGCGTCATGAATAGCACCAACAAGTACAGGGTACAAAGGTTTATCATCCTCCTCATGATAGCATGGCTTCTCATCAAGAGTGCACGGCCACTCAGGATAGTAAGTAAAGTTACTTTCCAGTAATTCTCTACCTGTAAATGTTGTTGTACCACCAAGCTGAAGTAAAGGTTTATCATCATCTCTGCAGTCATCCCAGTCAAGGTATCTTCTTGTTACAAGTACATCTACATTATTTAATGTATCATGTACACACATGCCAGCCTGTACCGGACAATTATCCGGTGTCCATGGTTTCTTAGTCATGTTTAACCTCCGCAATTATAACACATGCTATATCCTGTGTTTCTTTCTGTAGCTCTTTTACTTTACGACGTAACCTGTTACGGTAAGTAAAACCAAACTGTATTACACCCATACAAGTATCTGTTTCTTTGTCTAACAGATACATAGAACAGATATACTTATCTTTAGGATACTCTTTTCTGGTATCTGTTATAGTAAATAGATAATCTTTATCTGTACAGGCTATACCTGCTACGTAACTAAAATTATTCCAGTCCAATTCATTAATCTTATCAAGATTAACGCGATTGAATTCAGAAATTTCTGTTTCAATTGAAGTTTGTTTCACCCTGCTACCTTGATCCATTCACCATGATCATTCTTTTTATATTGCTGGCCGAGACCAGTACCGAGACCTATGCAGATTGTATTAAAACAGTCTTCACAGAAGTTTCCCCAAGGACCATAGACTGTCTTAGCGTCATACATAAATGTTTTGAATGGCTGCTTACACTTGTCACAAACCTTTGGTGGATTGACATATTTAATTACTTTAGTTGATCCACTCATGTGTTTCTCCTACCTCACTATCTTTGACACCCATCCAGTAACACTGGGATTCATTCCAAGCAGGATCATGTGTCTGCAACCATGCTTCAGGATCTTCAGGTTCATAATCAAAGTGAAAGAATCTAAGTGACCCTGATTCATAATCCATTACAACAATAGTATACGCATCCATCTTAAACCTCCTGTGTCTTGAGATAATCGTGACATCTTTTACAGAGCCACCCAGATTTTTCGTGAATCATTTCTGACTCTTCGAACAAGTCCTTACACCACCAGCAGTAATGTCTAGGATAAAAGTATTTCATTGTGACCTCCTGTTCTTTTCATCCTGAGCCGCTTTAATCATATCAATCCAGAAAGGAATTAGTTCCGAGTCTGGTTGACCATCCTTTTTCCATTGCTCAACGACAGCCTGAGCAAGCTCACCCCAACCTACCCTTATACTAAGTTCTTTCTTAGTCCAGGGTGGGTCATCTTTTTTGGTTACATCTTTCATAACTTCCTCCAGTCAAAGTCTTTAAACCATACCTTTACGGTATCTGTTCCAGCGTAGTTATCTTCTTTATCATAGAAGTTTGCACCGGTTATCTGAAAGTAATATGTACCATCAGCTTCCTGATATAACTGAACACCATTCTTACAGTTTTCACACTGACAGATCTCATCAAGGTCTTCATAAAGATCTTCTGTAACATGGTATCTTACACCAAGCTTAGGTACATGAGCGTCTTGTCTTACGTAACCGAAGTCACTGACAATTTTCATAGCAATTACTTTAGCAGAATTAAGTTTGCAGCGGTCTTTGATCTCATTAATAATGTCATCCCAACCAACTTCACTGTCTAACCAATCAATAATAAGTTTATCTTCCACATTACATGTCTCCTCTTATTGCATGAGCATCAATCCATATACTATCTAGCATGTTTTTAGCATTAGTGTAATCCTCATCAGATAATTTATCTGCCAAAAAATCTTGAAGACTATTGGCAGCCGTCATAATATTAGTACAGAGTTCTTCTTCATCCATACTATTCCTCCTGTTTCTGAAGTTTTATAAGTTTTTCCTCACCCCAGGCATCGATATACTTGTCACATTCTTCGATGAACAATGAACATACCTCTGAACCTTCATCGAGATCAGAACCCGAATCATATACCCATGCTTCAGGTAAGAAGTGCCACCAAAGAATACCATCAGTAGAGTACTTAGGATCCTGGTGATCACAAAGCACTACACATATATCAAAGGTAGTTGTCTCACCAGATGATTTCCTAGGACGTACATTACTTAACGATGCTATATTAAACTTGACACCACGATGATAGAAGAAGCAGTTACTGTGATCATCGTCATAGAGATACACGTCTTCTTGAGGTTCACCCCATTCATCTCCACCATATATACTGCAGCAGAGTTCCATAAACACATCATGATCAGATACTTTAGGATCATGAACCATCTTTTGAACGTGATTAAACCGTAGGATAAAGTCTTCCCACATTCTTTGTTTAGTTAAGGCCATATCATTCCTCCTCTTTTAATGTGCCTACAAACTTTTTACCACCGAGCATTACCTCAACAGTACCATCTTCTTTACTCACAGGTACATGAGCTGATGCAAGTTCTGCCATCAACATGTTTATAGTACCAACTAACTTAGAGTTCTCACCTTCGAGCTGATCCTTTAAGCATTCAAGTCTGTGTGCAACTGCATCTGTAATTGCTGCGAGTAATTTATTACATGCATCCTCATTAATAAGAAGAACATGATAATTATTTGCAGTATCAATATTAAGTAAGTCACATTCAGCATGCTCTATATAAGTTTCAGGAGATGTATTATTATAATTATCCCATTTATACTTATACTCTTCCTCTATATCAGGGTCCTCAAGAACAGGATTCTTAAAAGGTGTAGATCTTAACAGCTGCACAGATAAACCAGACTTATAACAAGATGAATCTAGCTTGATACCGTAGTAACGTTGTGCATCATGTGTAACGTATATCCTTACCCAGAAAGAAACTGATTCACGTAGACATGAAGTAAGATACTTGAACAACTGGTCATACTCACGGAGTACCGGTAAGATCATCTTCTTCCAGTTCTCGATACATACTTCCTGTATCCGTACCCGCAGTTCATCCTGCTTAGCCAGGTTTTCTTTAACCTCTTCAGCCTGAAGGGTTACCTCTTTAATTAAATCTTTAATCATATGAATCCTCCTATTCATACATCATAAGAATTAAATGTCGTTCATGTTCTTCTCTCATTGCCCGATGGGATAAGAGAGGATACATCCATCTACAATTATGATCACGGAGATAGTACCAGGCGAACTTGTTGAAGGACAGATCACCAAAGTCTATACCTTTATCAGCAGCAAGATCCCAACAAGATGCTATCTCACGTGACACTTTAACCCAAGGTAGTTTATCAAGTAACTTATTAAACTTAATAAACTTTGATTTGATTCTTCTACTGATCATACTTATGTACATCATCTATAAAGTCACAGCAAAGATCATGTATAAGATCGTAATGATCCCCATATACCTGTGCATTACCTGTGATTACATTAACATAATCTTCAAGTAACTGAACTTCTACCATATACAAGTTAGTTCTTGTACTGATACCAACATCACTTCTCATTTGTCTATTGAACATAGACAATAACATTGCTCTAAGTTTTTCAGTCATCACCTTCTCCTTCAAGGGCAGACTTAAAATCATCCCATGCATCAGTATCTTCTGCGTCATCACGGGATCCCATCACCTTCTCCATCAGATCGATGTTCTCTTCTTTGAAGCATTCTTCTTGTAGTACTGCTACAGGTGCATGACCATCTATATAATGGAGGACATATTCTTTGCCATCTATTATGATACCAGTCTCTGTACCTACGATGCTATCCTTGTACTTGAGCAGACCTTTAAAGGAAGCTATCTGTGGAACCTGTTTATGTAGTGCATCAACAAGTATCTCAAGAGCATTTTCAGGTGTACCATGATTCTTATGTTCATAGGGATCTTCACCTGACATGTATTCATTGAGAATGTTGATGGCATTTCCTTTAACTCTTACGGCTTCTTCATAAGAATCAAAGGTAAGTGTAACTGTAATCATGATAACCTCCTAGTTATCGAGCAAGTCAATAGGATCATTGCAGTAGTGTGACTCTTCTATACACATGTCATTGTGTGAGAAGTGCCATGGTATACTGAATGACATAGGTAAGAGTACGGGGCTCACTTTAATGTAATGACATACCTTCAAGAACAGGTGTTCATCACACACACTCCAGAACGAACAGTCTTCATTCTTCTTCTCTAGTTCGTCATTCCATACGACCCAGAAACATTCACCCCAGAGACCACCATCAAAAGGTAGTGGCACATGAAACTTTGTAGATTTATCATCTACCTCTTCAATGAAGCTAAGAACCCTATCCCAATCATCCTTCGTAAGCATAATGATATGATTATCAGATGCTGTGATGATAGGATAATAAACCTTGAGCTTATGTACTACACTACCGACACTGTCAGGTACAAACACTCTCATAATACGATCCTCCATGGTAAGAGCTGCGGGAATTCTTTTTGAAGAACCTGAATACATTTATATGCATTATCAACCTCTCGTCGGTCCGTGATGTGACAATGTTCCTGGTCACCACCTACAGTGATACAAGCGAGAGTACTACCAATCTCTATCTGTGCGTAGAGATCTCCAGAACGAAATAGCCTAGCCATATTAACCTATTCTAACCTATGTTACTTTTAAACACTCTACTAAACCTTACGGAATAGCAGGGTGTTACTTCTTCACGTGAGTACGCGAACACGTTGAAGAATTCTGTGCGTCTTCGATTATATACCTTGAAGCAGTATACAAACGAACCATTGTAAATAACATGCCCTGTATATTCAAGACCCGGTACAGAGTGGTCAAGTACAATACGAGCTATGTTCTTGTTTCTTAAGGCTTCTTCGACCTTGATCATGCGATTTTGTAGAGTCATTTTAGGCCTCCTTCCACATTACTTTGTGAATATAATAATGTTCACCGTTATTCATTAGTTCTGCATGTATTACTGATAGACCACTCAGACCAAAGTAATTTAGCATCAGGTCATCTCTGAGCAGCAGGACTAAAGCCTCTTGATAATACATGAAGTCATCTTCGTCTACATCCTGTGGATCTGTAGCAGTGAAGAGGGCTTCACATACGTCGTGTGAGAACATATCTACATCGTAGAACTCTGCAGTATGTTCATAGAATACTTTATGCATTACAAGATACATATCAAGTGTTCTAAGATCTTCTACAATCATAACTAGCTCCTTGCTATACAATACTTGAGTTTATAAGCACAGTTCGCTTTGATAACATTCTTGCGGCATTGTTCTAAACCATCATACTTATGCTCTTGAATGTACTTCTTTCTAGCTTGTCTACGAGCATACTCTTCTTGCATCTCTGTAAGAGACACATATATTCTTGACATGATACTTCCTCCTCTTTGAAAGTATTTATATCAGGACCCTGTTTCCAAGGTCCTGGATAAATACTCTCTCTTCTACCACTCTATTAGAGCTTAACACCAAGTGCGCTGAGTAATGTGAGAGTGTTCTGATCGATGTCTGCGAGAACCTGAGCTTTAACTGTGTCACGATACTTGATGATCGGCGCAGCTTGCTTCTCGTCCAAAGTTGTGATTACGGCGTCAAGATTCTTGATGAGAGCAAGACGTTCATTGAGCAGTGCTGTCTTGGTATTGCCGCCTGCACTTGAGTGCGCGTCGACATACTTCTTTGCAGCTTCACGTTCTTCTGTAGTCTGGTAGCGATAACCAAGCTTTATAGTCTGACCATCATCAGTCAGTACCGAAGGCTGTGGCTTCTTACCACCATTACTGCAGCGAGGCATATTCTGAAGTACTTTTGCCATAGTATCTTCAGCCTCTGACTCTACCACTTTACCACCCACTACCAGTCTAGTGATCTGCTGGTTGTTATTGATAGTAAAGGTGTACTCCTTACCGTCGAACTTGAGAGAAATGAATTTAGTTATTGCCATAGTGTTGGCCTCCTTATGTTTTTACCGGCAAGCCTTTGCGCGATACTCGTGAGTACTTGCTCGGGTATTTCGTTCGTACAGGGCCGGAAAGAACGGGTCAAGAACCTGGCAGGGGATCTCGAGCTATTCAAAAAGGGGCCTGGTACAAAGAGTTCATGTCGAGCTCTTAGGTGTAGCTCTGCAGGGTGAGTAGCTAGACATTATTCTTTCTTCCTTTTTAATTGATGATATTATACACAAGTCAAGACTCTAGCCCAGTACCCTAACATGTACAGAAACAATTTTTACCCGTGGCCCTGGAAAATACCTCAGGTCCAAAAAGCAGTGAACAACACACAACGGGCCGAGACACTGTGCCTTCAAGAACGTGGCTCACTAACAAGAATCTGACACCTCGAACAACAGTTCTCGCACGAATCATTCTACGTGATACGTAAATCGGGGGAAGTTTCAAGGGGGATTATGAATGTAATGAAAATTTGATTTTTGTTTAATTTAAGTTCGGTTTTTGGAAATTTTTTCTAAAACCTGAATTAGTTTTTAACATAACTAAAATTATTTAATACATTCACAAGGAACCAACTACCAAGTATCGGCACTGGTCTTGTTGGTGTTCATCACTGCTAAACTACCAGGTATTATTGATAGGTGGCCTGTGAGTCAGCAATCAGAAGTCATCTCCCTTTTCAAAAAAGTCAAGTTCCTTCTATTTATATACAAAAATCATTTTTCAAAGTCCCTGAATTCAGTATATTTACAAAAGGAGAAACTTATTTTATAATGTACTTGAGTTGGAGGAACTATGATAAATATTATGTGTGAAGGAGTCAAGACTACTTTGAAGCTGTCAGAGATGATCGGCTTTCAGGGTAACTTGAAAAAGAGAACGGATAAGGAGATCGATGAGCTGGGAGAGTCTCTTAAGACTGAAGGCTTGTTGATGCCGTTTGCAATATGGCCGTCAAAAGATGGGTATAAGTTACTTGATGGTCATGGTCGTATTGCAGCATTACAAAAGTTAGCATTACAGGATCCTGAGATCTTAACTCAGAAGTTTCCTGCAGTGTTCATAGAAAAAGATACCGAGGAAGAGGCTCGTAAGGCATTACTTCAGATTACTTCTTCTTATGGTAAGATTACAAAGAAGGGAGCACTTGAGTTTACTAAGTCAATACCTAATTACACAGCACCTGCGATCAGTAAGTTTGTGAGGTATGATAATAAGACATCAGCTCCTAAGTCAGTAAATAAAACTACAAGTATCATAAGACTGGTAGTACCTACTGATAAGCTTAATGAAATAAAAGAAGTATTATCTACTATAAACGGTATCAAAGTACTTTAGAGGTAAGTATGGAAGGACAAGAGCTTGAAGCTTTAGAAACACAGGAAAAAGAAGATATAGCAGAGTCACAAGCACTGGCAGCATCTGTTAAGAAGATGTTTTTCAGTGATGTTGAGCCTGTGTACGAGAAGCCTGTAAAGCAGATAGCATTACCAGAAAATACAACTGTATTTGATCTAGCCAGTGAGCAGGGACTTACAGTACTTGAATTCGTACAGCAGGATCCAGAGTTTGCCGTTAGATTAGCTGAGAAAGAGCTTGCAGGTTGGATGAATATACTTAGCCTAGCAGCATCTCAAGGATACCTATCTATAGTAAACCCTGAGACAGGGGAAGAAGAGCAGTACTCTGTATCTAAGAACCAGGCTAAGTTGATTGAAGTAAGAGTCAACCAGGCACAGAAGCAACTTGATTATGTGAATGAGCTTTCGTTCACAGCATATAGAGATGGTGAGCAGAAGAAGGATTTGTTATTCCGTAGTATGTATCACCAAGCCATTCGAGGCAATTCCCGTCTTGCCATTTACCTTGTAGACAGAGTAGATGGTCGTCCTACAGAATCTAAACAAAATGCACTTGATTATGATAACGCATACAATATCTATATGATTGTATGTACGTTGTTCGATAAGCAGCTTGAAGTATTGAACTCAGGTAATGGTACTAAGTTAATTTGTTGTTCACGTCGTGCGGGAAAAACACATCTTCTTGTAGCAATCCTTTTAATAGAAGCATTGCGCAGGCCTAATACAACTTGTATCTATATCGGTGAGACTATGGAGCTTTCTGAAGGACTCATTGATAAAGCAGCTAATGATATTATAGAAGCCTGTCACCTTAAAGACAGCAAAGGTAAACGTTTTAATTGGAAGAGAATTGATAATGGATCTAGAATCCTAGTACGTGGTTTGTCTAATACAAAAGACCCTGACCAGATTCGTGGTAACTCAGCAAAGGTAATTGTAATAGATGAGTTCTTCCATTTGAAAGGTGAACTTCTTCAGTATCTGTATGATCAAGTTCTTCAGCCTATGCAGATGGACTATGCAGATGATTACAAGTTCATTTGTGCAGGAACACCCCCTTCTATTAAACATACCTTTGGTGAGTATGCATGGCGCAATTGGGATGTTACTAAGTTCTCTTGGACTTGGAGAGATAACCCACACCCTGTTGATCTTAAAGCTCGTGAAGAGTATGTTGACAATATCCTTAGAGAGAAAGGATTAACTTGGGAGACAGCGTTTGCAAGACGAGAGTATAATGGTGAGTGGGCATATGATGATGATCTTGTACTTTATCCTGAGTATCATTGTTATGATCCTCGTGAGATCATGCCTAAGATGCATGTTGATATGGTACTTTTTGGTATTGACTATGGTGTAGGTGATAATGATACATTGATCGGTATTGCATGGGATGCAGCTGAAGGTCGTGGCTATGTATTCTGGGAGGACAAGTTTAATCGTCTTGATATTAAGGATAGAACAATTTCCCAGCTTCAGTATTTAAGAGGACAGGTAAAAGCAGCATGGCGAACAGCTCTTGACTTCTTTAAGGAGCTCTCACCGTTCGAGGCTAATAAGAGAATACTGTGGGATGCAGATGACAATGATCAGCACCTTACTGATGATATGAACATAAATGTACGGTTTACAGAAGAAGGTTATGAAGAGTTACGTCTTAATATTCAGAACGCACATAAGACTGACCGCGTAATCATGACAGATAAAATTAAAGACCTTCTCCGTACTGCAGGTTTGTTACTTATTAAAAATGGTAAAACAGCAGAGGAATGTGACAAGACTGTACTTAGACGTGGTCCTAATGGGGAGGTTCTCCCTGAAGTTGATAATAAAGTATATCACCCAGATCTGTTACCAGCAATGCGTTATGCATTGTGGAATGTACTTGGTGAAATGTAGGAGTATATTATGGATGAGACAATGGAACGTTATGTTGAGATACTTGGTAAGATTAAACGTGGTGAGAACCTCGAACCTGAGGAAACAGAGTTCCTTGAAGGGTTAACAAATAACTTTAAGAAGCAAGCTGTTGATGCAGCTGAATATGAAGAAGATACTAACAGAGACCCTGAAGAACCTGCAGAGGTTATTGATGTAGAAGTACCAGGAAAGGAGACTCCTAAAGCAGATAGTAGTCCTGCATATACTGATGAAGAGATGCAGAAGGCAAAAAAGTTCTATGACTATATGCAGTCAAAAGGGTTGTCTTACAGTGATGTAATGGATAAAGATGAGCTTACTGATTTCTCTGACGGTGAACGTGCTGCGTTGTATGAACTTGCATCTGGTGAAACTAAAGATAAGAGTGATAAAGAATATACTCCTGAACAGCAGACCGGTATTGAAGAAGCTAATAAAGCTGATGATGAACTTAAAGCTAAGCGTGAAGCTTTTGGTGAAAAGGTTCGTGAAGCAGGTAATACCTTAAAGAGATATAATAGCAGTAAAGACCATGATGGTGTTACAAAGGAAGAAGCTGAATCAGCAAAGAAGTTCTTAAGTGATCTACGTAAAGACTTCAAAGCAAAGAAACCTGAAAGTATGTCTTATAAAGATAGTGTTGATGATACAATTAAAAATAAAAAGATTGTTGAAGCTAATTCTTTACGCAACCAGCTGGGTGCACATGACGAAAACAATGAACTTATAGAAGATGAACACAAAGCTGTAGAAGCCGGTGAGATGGACCCCGCAGATGTTTCTATTTACCAAAAGATCTTTGACAAGCTTAAAGCTCAGAAGAAAGGTGATGCAACATTTAACGACGCATGGCGTAATATTGTAGAGAATGACAATGAGCTTGTAAATCAGATGATGAACAACATCGGTGATGATATGCTTTACAGTAGAGTTGTAGGAGCCTTTAAGAATACATATGACAGAATGGATAAGAACGAAATAACACCTGAAAATGCTGCAGCTAAATTATATAAGTCTCTTATGGCAGCACAGAAGCGTAGAATAACAGGTGCTATGAATCAGGCTAACTTAATCAATGACCTTGCAACTAATGCTAAAGCCAAAACTGTAGACAAGGATGTTGGTGAGGATGGAAAAGTTTCCACTAAGGTTACTGGTATTGAACAG